GCCTTGTTTATGCTTTCCGCCGAATTATTTATCGCCTCGGCGTTTACCGTTAGTTTAACGCCTAAAAGCCACTTTTTTTCTTCGGGTTTCAGCAAGTCTTCTCTCGTTACTTCTTTCATACCCTCAATCGGCTCGTAGTGGTATGCAAGCATATATCCGCTGCTTGTGGGGCTGAAATAAGTGTATTCAACCTCTTTCGACAGTGCTTGATACGTTGAAACATATAATTTGTACTTTTTCATTTATCTTTTCCTTAACGAAAGCAGACTTGTAATTTTATTGTTCGTCCGTTTAACCTGCGGGATATACCCGCCGTGCTTAAACTCGTCTATCTTTTTATCCCAATCGGATTTCGGTTGATAATTTTCTTTTACGAGAGTATCTTCGAGCATTGAAATGAGCCTTAACCCGTATTTTGCAGCCGAGTGTCTATCCCTTTGAATACTCTTATGCTTTCTGCTTTCTTTAACCGAAGTGCCGCTCGGCTTGACTTCGAGATTTTGTATTTCTTCTACCCAGCCGTTAGTTTGCTTATACGGCAACGCGATTTTACCGTCGTCGAAGTTATCTTTTATGCCGTGGTTGAGTTTGTACGCTTCTACGCCGTCAAGCACGTTTGGAATAAGAATTTCGATATTGCCTTGTTCCCACTCTTTTTGCAGATAGCGTATCATAACGCCTTCGTCGTCCGTTCCGCCCGCTCTCGTCGCTTTAAGCGGATAGATAACGGGTAACGCGTTCGGCTGTTCGATTTCGGTATATGCGCAATGCTTGAAACAACAAAGCGTCGGCGTGCCGTCGTTCGTCGGTTTCATAAGTTCCTGCACGACCGTTTTGCCGACCGCGCGAGCATCTACGACGATATACGTCGCTTGTCCGCCGTTCAAACAAAACCGCAACCACAAATCTTTAAGTTTCCGAGCCTGCAAGGCTTCCGTATGCGGCGGGCGATAAGAATCGACCCACACCGCTTGTTTTCTGTATTTATCGCGCTTCGTTTCGTTGGTAAATCTCGTACACTTCCACACCACGTCGGCGCAGAGCGCGTTTTTTTGCCCTTCTTCATACGAAACGTCGTGCGCAACCACGTATACGACGTTCGGATCGCCGCAATGTCGGCTTTCCATAGACTTTAACACTCTGCTGCGAGATAAAATCTCATCGGTAAGCATAGGGTTATCGCCCGTACCCGTATAGGTAACTTCCATTTCGCGTTTCCACACTTCCGTGGAAGACGTTTCTTTTTCTTTCTTGTAATAGGCTATATCACGCAAATTACAAAGCAAAGCGGAAATCCACGATATATCCATGCAAAAACCGTCGTATTTATCGCCGTATTTCATAGCCTTCAACGCCATTGCCCGATAAACCGTAAAAGCCTTGTTTTGTCTCGAAGCCGCGTTGGATATATACGCTTGTTTTAATTGTATTCTCGTTCGGTCTTTTACGCCGTTGACCGTTCTCGTAAGCCTATGACCCTTTTTAACGTCTTCTTCAAACGTCGTAAAGTCGAACCCGTCTTCGCCCTCTTGGGCTATTTCTTCGCCGATTAACGAGCCGAAGTTGTCTCCACGCGGGGCGTACATTGAAAACTCGCTGCCGTTATTCGTCGTTATCTTAAACATTGCGTCGCGGTCGTTGTTTTTGTTCCACCAACTCGACAGCAACGGATAACACCGCTCTACCGAAGCGAACGCCTGCGAAGCAAGTACCGCCGACTGCTTTTGATTCGGCGCGAAATACCTTACTCTTTCGCCCGGATATAAAACGCCGTCAACTTCCTTACCCGCCAACACGACGAAGGTTTTCGTAATACCTCTTGCGCCCGTGATATAGGTCGTTTGGTATCGAGCCTGTACTCTCAACATTATTCTTTGCGGCAGTTCCAACCCATAAGGCGCGTTCGGCGACCGCAATAAATCTAAAAGGAAATCGGGGTAAAAGCGGAATATACTTATAAGCAACGCCCACGATTTTTGATTGACGTTATCGTAATCGAAAGCCTGTTCTTTGTTTACCGTTTCCCAACGTCCGCGTTTTTGCGACCACCTTTTACCCTGACCGCTATAATATCCCGTCGGCATTATTCTTCACCGCCGTTTTTTCTCTTTTTACCCGCTTTTTCAATCTGCACTTTGGTAAGCCCCGCATAACGCTTCGCTTCCTTTTCCTGCTCGGTTTCTTCGGGTTCAAATTCGCCGTATTCGTCAACCGCCGCATACTCTTCGGGCAGATTGATTAAAGTCGGCTCGTCGGCGTTTTTACGCATTGAGTTCATAATATCGAGTATTACTTGGTCTGCAACGTCGAGCGAGTATTTATACTTTGGCGACTTTACGAATTTATCTCTGAATACTTCTATCAATTCGTCGTAAGTGAGCAGATCGCCGTTTTGCATTAGTCCTGCGTTTTCCAACGCCAAAACCATTGAATCGAGCCTTAACGCCTCGACGGGCTTTTCGTCTTTCTTACGTAACTGCTCGGAAGCAAGTATGCTGTCAATCGACTTCTGCACTTTATCGAAACTGCCCGCGTCGCCGATAGATTGCAGATAATCTTGTACGACTCGCAACTTGACTACTCGGCGTATCGTGCTTTCCATAGTGTCGTCGATAGTAACGCCCTTATATCTCGAAGCCATTGCATCGTATTGCGTATCGAGTTCGTTATATACCGCCGTCGTTATAGGAAAGTTTTGCCAAAGATTGCGTTCGCCCCATTTCGTGCGTTGTTCTGCCGTTCCCGGTAATTTATCGAGCCTTTCTTTCTCTCGCTTGCAAAATTCCGAAAAGTCTTTTGCTTGCATATTCTTACCGAATATTCTGAAAAGGTTCGTTTCGCCGTCCGAAAAGGTCGCTAATCTTTCGTCGATTGAAAGTTTATCGTTTTTGTCGAGCAAATCTATATAGGCAAGCCATATATCGTCCGCAGTAAACAGGTCTTCGGTTAAAAGCATGGGATAAAGCGGCACGTCGTATTTCAAACAAGTGAAAAATAAAGCCAACGATTCGCCGTTCTTTTGCCTTAACTCATCGTATGTCTTACTTTCGCAGTCCCAACAATACGGCGAACCTTCGTATCGGCTGTTTTCTTCCGTGAGTTTAGTCCCGCACGAATGGCAATAATATTCGGTTGTACTCGTCTTTCTGACTTGTTTTTTTACGCCCATTTTAACTCCTGCGGAAAACAAAAAAGCCTTGCGAGTGTTACCTCGCAAGGCTTATAAAGACAATTTGCGTAAACGACACAATGCCCTTGTTCTTACAAGAGTAACCCAAGCGGCACATAAGCAATTAAGAACTCCTTGTCCGAGTTCCGAAACCTTTATCGTTCCGTGCTATCAAAGTGTCATTTACAACGGCGCATAACGCGCCTATATTCAATTTACATTACCATATTACATCACAATTACGAATTTGTCAAGAGGTTACATAAATTTTTTTAGTAATAATTAAATTTTTTTCGGGAAACGGGCGGATCTCCCTTGACTAAGCCTATATCTATCAATCGGTGTTTTTTATTATAATTTTTATTTACAAACGCGCCGCCCCGCGATTGCATCGTTAGTATTTTATAAAGCCGTCTCCGTAGATTTTATTTATCTCGTCTATGACGTGCTTCATACCCAACCCATCTTTGGTCGGCTTCCAAAAGCCGTCCGTATCATACGCCCCGCCGCCCATACAATACTCGTATTGACGCGGGTGATTGTTTTTGAGTAATAAAAACCTTTCGTCGCCTTTGCAATGCGCGGAATACATACAGAATATACAGCCTGTCCGTTTCGCGCCCGTCGTGCATAACTTACCGCAGTCGCAAAGCGTTGCTCCGTATTGATATCCGCCGTCGTCTTTTACTACGACTTCGCCGTATACCTTTGATATCGGTAGATTGTTTTGCTTTATGTATTGCAGAACGTCTTGCTCCTTCCAAAAACTCATAGGGTTACTTATCGGCGATTTCATATCAAAACCGTTGCACCCGTTGCGTAGCCACTGCTGCTCGCGAAGTTGACTTTCTTCTGCCATTTGCGCCGTCATAGGCATTTTGCCCGTGATTTTGCTGTATTCGTGAGCGGGCTTCTTTTTCATAACGTTGCAACACATATGAGATATCTTAAAGTCCGTAAAAAGCAACGGCGCGTACTTCGTCTTGTTGTATTTGCTTTCGTTGCCGTTCTTGTCCTTTGCCGTGCCGAATAGTTTCTGTAATCGATACGGGGATCGATTACTTGTCAACGCCATTCTCCCTTGATATACACACTCGCTTACCTCTTTCCCGATTACGGGATATCCGTAGGTTTTTATAACCTCGTCGAAGCGCATTGCGGGGCGTAGAATTTCAACATTGTCGAAACTTTTAACGAATTGCTGATTTTCGGGATATTCAAGCCCGGTGTTAATGAAAACGGCTTTTATCGTCGGATATAGTTTCCTTACCATATCCAACAGAACCGTGCTGTCTTTACCGCCCGAAAACGAAACGTAAACGCCGTCTATGCCGTAATACTGTACCCATTCGCGTATGCGCTGTTGAGTACGCATTACCTTTAATTCAAGCGGTAAAGACTGTAATTGAGTTAGTTCATTTCTCGTCGGCATTTTTACTCTCCCCACTCTTCAACCCGCATATACGACTGCGGCGGTCGGGTTACTATATTCATACAACTGCCGTCTATCCTAAATAAATATTCACAATCTCTGCAAATTACGTTTTTTTGCGGGCAAGGCTTATAAAAACAGGATAAATCTTTCGGCTTGTCGTAAATCTTTAAGTTAGATATGTGCCAACCGCAAATTTCACGATTTTCGCCCCCTGCATACTTAACGGCTTCATCAATCGTTAAGCAAACAAAGCGAGAAAAGCGTTCTTCTAAAAGAGTGTTTAACTCTTCGCTTTCGTGTGTGTATTTCATTTTTACTCATACCTCTTCAAAATATTATCAACTATTGAAACAATAATTTTTTCAATATCATACTCGTAGCAACGATTTGCTTCTTTCTTTACTTCTTTCGCGAACTTGTTGACGGTTTCTGCGGCAACCTTGTCAAACGCTTTTTTCATTTCGGGTATATACTCCAAATACTGCCGCGTCTTTTCGTCAACTTTACGATAACCCGCGTCGTAAAGTGCCTGCGCCGTTTTTAATGATCCGTTTTTATCACGCCTACCGTGAATAAACTCTGCCATTTCCGCTATTTCTTTCTGTTGTTGTTCATTGTACATTTTTCTTTCCCTCTACTTTGTCTAAATAATTATTTACAAACAATGCAAAAACGAATATATCTTGCCGGGTTTCGGCAGGTAAGCCGTTCCATTGTTCGCTTTTGATTGACTGTTCCATTAGTCGCTTTGCTTTTAACTGCAAAAACTCTTTCTCGCTGATTTCCGTCATAATCCATTTATCTCCAAAAAGTTGCCCTGCCCGAACGCGTTGTAACCCTCGATTCGGCTTTTTGCTATCTTGTACCACTTTTCCTCTATCTCGAAACCGATAAAATTTCGTTTTAAGTGTTTACACGCTAAACCTGTCGTTCCGCTACCCATAAAGCAATCAAGAACTGTGTCGCCTTCTTTCGTCGAGTTAAGAATATGATTTTCTACGAAAGGTAACGGCTTTATCGTCGGGTGAAGAAAATTGCCTTTATCCTTTACGTTTAACGGGCTTATGTAATACTTTTGTTTCGTTTTCATAGTTCCGCCGATTTTGGTCTTACCGCCGTCGCGGAACATAAGGCAATATTCGGTATCGCTTAAATATTTGCCGTTGCAAGTGGGTATTGCATTTGACTTCAACCACGTCAGAATTTCAAAGCGACACCCACGCTCGCCGACGAAATAATTCATAAGCGGTAAAATCTGCGCTTTGCTGCACCAGATATAAACGTAAATATTTTTCAACACTCTGCAAAACTCGTCCAAAATGTCGTAATCTATACCGAAAGCAATTTCCTTGATATTGTCAATACTTTTCATTGTGGACTTATACACTCGGCTTGCCGTGCTGTTTGTGTTTTCGCAGACTTTTTCGTATTCGGCGTGGTAATCGCGTTTCTTTTCGCCGAAACACCCGCCACCGCCGTTACCCTCGATATCGTAAGGAATATCGCAATATACTAAATCTATGCTCTTGTCAGGTATTGTTTTTATGAGTTCGTAGCAGTCGCCAAGCCTTAAATCGATTTTGCTCATATCGTTTCCTATAAATCAAAAATTCGTAATTGTTGTTTTTCTTTTTCGAGCCGTTTACTTCCCAACTCGTAATAGTCTTTGTCGAGTTCCGCCCCGATATAATTTCTGCCCGTTCTGTACGCGGCTATCGCAGTAGTGAAACTTCCCATAAAAGGATCGAGAATTAAATCGCCGGGCTTTGTGTAGTAGTTAATCAGGTTGACCCATAGTTGAGTGGGTTTCTGCGTGGGATGAAATCGTTCGTCTTTGGCTTTCATATCGCCCTGAATCATTCCGTTGTAAACGTAATGAAACACTCTTGCAACGCCTTTGCTGCACCACGCGATTTCGCAATCGGCAAAATCGTTTCGCATTTTATCGTCGCAACGCTTATCCCACACAACCCAACTCGCCGTCGGCGGTAAATAATCGGTATAATAGTTACCGCCAAAAATAATCTGATTTTTACTGCACTTAAAGATTAAGTCGAAATATTCTTTCGTTATTCTCTGTTTATCCCACGGTTTGGTATCGGAATAGTTTCTTCTTTTCGCTTTCGCGTTCCCCGCAATCTCTTTGCCGTTAGTAAACGACATTGATTCAATTCCTATTCCGTAAGGCGGGTCGGTTATACACCAATCTGCCTTTACCCCCCTTGCCGACATATTACGTAAGAGTTCTATACAGTCGCAGTTGTAAACCTTGTTTGTTTCGATTAGAGTTTCCATTCGACTTTCGTTATGCCCCCGCAACGCTCGCATTTGATTTCGACGGACTGCCCCGCGCCGATATGTATCTCTCTGCCGTGCCGCTTGATTATGACAGTTTCGCCGACGAATTTGCCTATATAATTGCCGCATTTTTGTTTAGCGGCGTTTAAGTGTTCGCAACGAATTACTTTTCTTTTAGTCATTACCCAACTCTCCAATCTCTAATCGTTTACCCAATACCGCAAGAACAAAATCCGCGTTTTCTATCGTCGGCGTATTCCCGCCGTTTATCCAACCCATAATCGTCGTGCGACTTACGCCGCTCTTTTCGGAAATCGATTTGATAGACATTCCGCTTTTCTCGATTTCTTCTAAAACACTTTCGGTAATTCCTTTCGTCATACTTCCTTTACCCTTATTCCGTACTTGTAAAGCATAAGTTTGCGTTTGATTACAAACTTTGCGTATTCCGTGCTTGCCGGGTTACGATATCCTTTACTGTCTTCTACGACTAATTGCCCCGTTCTGTTGTCTATATAAGCGAAATCGGCTATGTATTTGACGGCTCTTTCAATGACTTTTCCTTTAACGATAGCACCGTGCTTTCCGATCGTATCGGGTTCGCGTTGAGAAGGTATCAACTCAAACTCCTTTTGCAGTTCGAGGTTGCTTATAAGTTTCGCCCGTTCCATAAGTTTGAGTTCGGAATACCTTACCGCTTCACGTTTGCTGTCGAACTCTATACCGTCTACTACGACTTTCTTATTGCCGAGTTTGTTTCGCTGTCCGTAGCACATTCTGTAACTCATAACTTACTCTCCTTTTGCGTCGTCTTCCCAAAAATCGTCGCTCTCGCCTGCATTAGAAAAATCAACAGTGTTGATATTTTCATTTCCATTTTCAACTTTTCCGTTGAAATTCGTTGTCGGAATAGATACGTTTCCGTTAAAAAATATCTTCAAAGGCAATAGCCAGTTAAGCCGTACCTCTCTGAATCTTCTCGGATTGCCTTGATTATCGATAACTTCGCCTTCGTACATATATCCGGCAAACTGCACTAAATCTCTTCGCCTTAACGACAGTGCAAAATTATAGATTTCTTTCGTGCGTTCGCTTGCGTAAATGGCGCAAGGTACATTGTGGTACACAGCCTGTTTGTTCTCGTTAAGTACCGAGCCGACCGTTACCGAAAAATGGATACGCGACGTAGTTCCGTTTCTCAAAGGGGTAATAGTTTTTTGTATAGGAGTTTGACCTTCTCTACAACAAACGTAACCTACGCCGAGTACCATCCATTTTTTTAGTTTTTCAGAATATTGTTGAATTAACATTATTCTTCCTTTTTGCTTTTATTCAGCCTATTTCGGTTTGTTCTACTGCTTCTGCCGTCGGCTCGGCTTTCTTACGCCCGCGCTTAGGCTTCTCTTCTACGGGCGATTGTTGCTCGTCTTCCTGCGGTTCATCGCCGAAGAAGTCGTCTTCTGCTTGCTTTTGCTCTGTCTGAATTTTGTCTTTCGGTTCTATTGCGGGCGGCATAGTTCCGTTAAACGCGGAAGAAATATCTGCTTCGGTCTTTTCGTCGCCCTCGACTATATTACGCATTTCGATTGATTTCGGCGCGTTCTTTAACGCCCTGCGCAATACGAGGTTTTTGCACATTTCTTCGGTGTGCGCTATCCACGGTTGAGTTGCTGCCTGCTCTTCTTTCCAATCGAGTTTTTCGCCGTCCTTAACTTTTTCGTAAAGTTTGCGGTCGAATGACTTGCTGTATCTTTCAGCCCACTTTAAGCACTGCTCGACGGTGAAATACACCGAATGATAAAAGCCGTTCGTTAAAAGGAAATATCCGAGATACCCTACAACGGGCAAATTCTCGCGCATATTCTCGTCTTCGTAAAACTTGATAACGGGCTTTCCCGTTTCGGGGTTTCTTCCGCGATATTCGCCCTGTCTTACGTCAACCGCGTCAAGGTCTTTGTACTGCCCTGTTCTCATGGCGAGTTGTATGCGCCCGGCAGTTCCTATCTGAAATTGACATTGGGCGATTTTTATCCAATCACCCGTATTGGGGTCTTTTACGCTTTTCTTGTACGGAACGAGATAATATTCGCCGAGCGTGGGCGACGGACTTAATTCAAGTGCTTCGCCTTGCAACGCCGCAGTGATAACCGAAGCCGGTGTGCAGTTCTGTAAAAGCGGATTAGCCGTTACCGCCGACATAACCGACGCGACAAAACGGTTAGCCCTTTTCGGATCGCGTAGCGTACTGTTTATAAGTGCCTGATATTTCGGGCTTTGTATCGCCACACCGAATTTTACTTTTTCTTCGCCGTTGACCGGCGCGAGAGTATTATTTACTGCCATAATGTTTATTCTCCTTTCGGCACTCTGCCGTATTTAATTCCGTTTATTTTCATATAGTCGCCGAGAGCCTTTAATTTCGTTTTCGTGCATACGACGCGGAAATCGATCGAGATAAGTTCTTCGTCCGTTTCCGTAACTTCGGCTTGCATGGTCTGCGCTTGTGGCTGTTCAACAGTCGGCATTTCAACACTTTGTTTAACCGCCGCTTGCTGTTGTTCCGCTTTTTTACGTTCGAGTTCTTCTTTCTGCTTTTTTAATTCGCGGTTCGCCGACAATATTTCGGTAAGGCTCGCGCCGTTTTTGTACTTTACCAAAAGCACAGTTTCAAATTCGCTGTTCAGGTCGGATATCGCCGCGAGTTCGTCGCATGCCGTTTTAATTTTGCCGTCGATTTCCTTGAATACCGTGTCGTACTTCTTGCCTTTATTAAGCCAAGTTTTGTCGAAAATCTGCTCCCAACCGCGATAATCTTTGATTTTTGCGTAATCGTCGTGATTTTCGAAGTATCTTTTGAAATCGTTTTCCTTTTCGGCTTTAACCTTTTCTTCGGCGGCGGTTATCTGCGACCAAAGATTATCTTTCGCTTCGGTAAGAACCGCAGTTACTTCTTTGAGTTTCTTTTCAAACAACTCATAGGGCTTGTTATACTCTTTTTTTACTTCCTTTCTGCGGCTTTCGATACTTGCGACGACCTTGTTGATTTCGGCGCAACGCTTTCTTCCGCTGTCGAAGTCTTCGTCTGTTTTAAGTATGAGATTTCTGTCCGCTTCGGTTTGTGCGATAGCCCATTGTTTTACTTGCTCGCAGTTGGATAAAATCGCAGGCAATTTTTCAACGAAATCGTTTTGTACCTTAAATTCTATCGTCTGCGGCGTGTTAGTCTCTTCAAGCGTTTCTAACGCTTTGTCAATGCTGTATTCTTCCATTTTTAACCCTCTCCTGTTAAATTTTTTGTTAATTCTTTAATTTTGCTTTCATAGTCTACGTTAAACATTTTGCCAAATATCGCCATAAGGCAACTCGTTACTATGCTGTCGCCAAACATATGATATTGTGCCGACCGACTTAAATTCTTGCCGATTTTGGCTATGTCGTCGTCTTTAACGCCCATAAGCCTGCCACATTCTCGCTCCGTAAGTTTTCGTATTCGATATGGGGCAATATCTTGTTGTCTATCCGCTTCTTTTTCTACGATTTTTATTCCGTTTCGTATTGCGTCGTTCCCGCAATTCCGTGTCAAAGTTCCGACGGAACTTTGGTCGGCTTTTACGCAACCGTTATAATCGTCAAAGACGATAATCTCTTTGTCTTGTTGCGGTTCGTCAACTAACAATATTGCGGTTTTGAAACCTTCCGGGCGCGTAGTAATCGTCGGGGATATGCCACTATCGTTGACTTTTTTGTTAAAAGCGTCTACTATGTCGCCCGCTTTACAGTCGTGATTTTTTATAGTCTCCCACGCCTGATTGTAAAAACGATAATCTTTTTCTTCCATAATTTTAGGTTCTGTATTACCCCCCCGCACGTCGTTATAGTCGGCGCAACCGCATTAACGTCATAAACTCGTCTTGTAAGGTCAAGAGTATGCTCGAATTTACCGCCAAGCCGTCCGATGACAATACAGCCTTTTGTTTCATTCTTCACGGTTTACCTCTACAATCATATTATTTTGCTCAAATGCACTCGTCGTTATTGCCGGGCAGTCGTTTTTCTTACCGCCTTTATTGAACCCGTGAGAACGTTGAATAATGTAATTATCGCAAGGGCGACTGCCGTTTCTTGTAAGCACCGAGTTGGCAACGTTTTCCCCCTCGGTAGGCTCAAACCTGAAACCGTTTCCCTTTTCCTCGTTGAGAATGTTTCTCTTGTAATAGGTCTCAACAATTTTTTCGCTTATGTAGTACTGCTCGGCGACGGACTTTTCGAGTAAGTCTTTTAGTTTTAACTTGTTGCCGATTGTTTTCGGAAATTCGTAATAGTGATTGCCGAGTACGCTTACCATAAAGCAACGCTCGCGGTTTTGCGGAATTGAAAAGTCCGTCGCATTTATTACCTGCCATTTCGAGTGATAACCAAGTTCGTCTAAAAACGCTACCCACTCGGCGAACGCTTTAATGTTCTTTTGCCCGATTACCTGTTTTACGTTTTCCATTAAAAGCACTTGCGGAAGTTCTTTCGTTTCTTTCAAAAGCCTTTCGACTTCCCAAAGCATACCGCTTCGAGTGCCGCTCCCGCGTTCCATACCTTTGCCTAACCCGGCGGCGGATAAGTCCTGACAATTTTTCGAGATACAAGATTGAACGATATAACTATGGTCGTTTTCTATTTCCATATTGAAAACAAACTCGTCGTCGCCTTGTTCGATTTTATTAAACGGATACCATATATACCCATTTTCATAAAAAGCCTTGTCCTGTTTCGAGTTTTTAGGGTTAAACCTCAATAAATACCACTCTCTTTGGTTGACAATTCTACCCTGTATTACTTTTTGTGGTTTTACTTTGGTTCTATTAAAACTTACCGCCCTATGGTAAAGTTTATTTATTATCGCTGAAAACCCATACGCCATTTGCCTATTAACCGTAGAAAATTGCATTTTACCATTGATTACACAACCGTCGCTGTCTAAATACCCTTCAAACAATGCTTGAAGTTGCTGTTTAGGCAAATTCAAAATATCGGCACTAATATTCTTTTTATTACAACCCGTTCCGATATACTTCTTAATGAACTTGTATATGTTTTTATTTGAAAACCTAAATCGTCCACACGTTGAAGAAAAATAGCAAGTCCAATTCCATTTTTCTTTCAGAAGTCGCGATTGTAATTTTTCAAATTTTTTATCGTTACAAGCCAAGCATATATCTGTTCCGTTTTTACTCAACCACCCGTCGCCCAAGTAATAGCCTATCATATACCAAAAATCTAAATCGTTTGTATAAAAAAACTTTTCGATTTGAATAACAGGAACGCCGAAATAATCGTTACGCGTTATATCTTTCACTTCCTTGAAAGCGGGTTCGGTAAATGAACGAATTTTTTTGTGTCCTTTATAAAATTTTGACCTGACATAAAATTTATGGTTGGCAGTGCAGTGAATATTTTCAAAATTCATTCCTTGAACGTAAAAGGTTTTATGTATACCATTTGAAAATTTCTTCGCAACTTTCTGCCAAGTGTTCGACTTTGTTAAAACATAATCGCCCACTTTTATGTCAACAATCGGTTTGTACCCGTCTTTTGTTAAAATTAAACTATCGGCTGTTAAACACGGAAAACTATACGTAAGTAAGTAACAATATTTGTTCGTTTCTTTAATTCCCAAGTCTTCGCCTTTTGCATTGCATATCGAAACGAGATTGTGGCAAGCGCGGATATTATTGTAAATCGTCCGCAATTTGTTTTCGCCGTATCTTTGCAATTGTTCTTTCGTGAGCGGCACGTTGTAATCGGCACTCACGCCCGCCGTATATAAAGTTTCTACGAGTTCGGCTTTATTCATTCCGACCGAATAATCGGTGTCGTCGTTCTCGAAGTGCAGGTCTTTTAACGCCTGTATCGACGGAATCGCCCATTCGCACGTTTTGTAATGCTCGAAAGGCACGCCGAGATATTTAAGAGCCAACGCCTGACTGTCGTACCCCGAAAAAAGAGTTATCAATCTCAACGGTTTATCAACCTTGAAAGGCTTATCGCCGTCAAACATACTTATCTGCATTGTTCTTCCCTCAAAGTGTCAACGTCTGCGGCGGTCGCTTGTTCGTTTTGACAAACTTCCAAAACTCAACCGCTTTTTGCGTTATGTATTCGATTTCGCTTTCGACTTCATTACGCTCAATCGTGTAATGACGAATTTCGGATTTCCCGTCCGGGAATATCAACTGTGCCGTCAGAACAACGAAATCAAATTTCGTTACCGCAAGTTGGTCGCATATTTGAATAAAGTAGTGTTGCGGGATTGAGTTATTATCCCACCGTTCCAAATCGGATTTACTCATTATCCACGCCGTTTTACATTCCCATATACCGTGAGCCTTATCGTCGAACCTTATCAGTTCGCCGTCAAGCGTTGCCGTCAGGAACGAATACTTTGCGTGGTGGTAAACTCTGAAAGCGTGATACTCAACCGAATATTTGCCTTTGCATTGGAGTTCAAACAACGCTCTAATATGCTCTTCGGCTTGTACGCCGTACTGCACTCTCTCGTTGGTCGAAAGGTCTTTCGGTTCTCGCCTACCTACCTTTTCTTCCCACACAACTATCGGCGAATTAAACCCCATTCCGATTGCGCTTGCAACTTCGCTCGCGCCAAGCGTTTTCCTTCTCGCTTTAAGCCATTCTTCTCTGTTTTTCCATTCGATATATCCCATAAAACTTTTACCCGATAAATAATTGCGCGTTCTTCGGCTCGTCTAACGCTTGCAAGAAAGCGGTTATAGCCTTTTCTAACGGCGCGTAAGATATGCCGTTTTTCTTCTCGAAATCAAGATTAGGAAGTATTCCGTAAAGCATCTCCTCAACTCTCGAAAGCACTTCGAAAAAAGTTCGTTCGTTGTCGGGAACGTCATCCGAAGTTTTCGCTATCCGAAACCCTTTATATCCGTTGTGCGAGATTATCGGAAATCTCTTTTTAAGCGCGGAAACGTAAGCCCTTGCTTCTCGCTCGCCCGACAGCCCTACCGTTTCGGCGATTTCTTCTTTCTGCACTCCTTTATGCGGAGTTCCCGTTTGAAGTAATTTCGCCGCTTTTATAAGCCGTTGGCGCGTTGCTTCGTCGTATTCTTTATTCAGCATTTGTTTTGCCGTCAGCATTTTCGTACTCCCCTTTCAATCAAATTCGTTTAATATCGAAATACCCGCCGTTTATTGCCGTTTGAAGTGCTTTTATTTTTTCGTCCGCATCAAGCCTTTGCTTATCCATTTCAAAGAGAATGTTAGAAAGTTTGTCGTTAGTAAGAGTTCGTCCGTTAAGTTGGCAGTGCTTGATAAAGTTCCATATCATAGGTCTTACGCTTTGCTCAACCTCGAAATCGTTCATAATGCTCTCGTAGGTTTCCTCTTCACGCGCATGATTGATATATATATTATCTTTACTTTCTTCCTTTCTTTCTTCTTTATACTTAACTATACTATCCTGTGGTGCCAGACGGTTGCCATTTGGTTGCCAGACGGTTGCCACCTCATTTTTGAGTGATTTTTCGTCGCTTTCAATAAGGCTTTTACCCTGTTCCGAATCTAACGTGTAGGTATTGTTATCTTTAAGAAAAAGTCTCTTTTTTTCGTCTTTATATTCGGTTTCTTTATAGCGGTCTTTTCTTAAAAGATTATGCATCCGCCAATGTTTAACTACGATAACGCCGCTTTCAAAAGCGATTAAAAACCGTTTTGCAAGCAACAGTCTCATATCGTCTTCTGTATTGCCGAGCATTTTTATAAGCCTTTTAGGATTATTTACAAACCCGTCATCGTCGGCGTTCATACATAAGTGAAAATAAAGACATTGAGAAGATAACGGCAATTCAAGAAAGGCATCACTTTCGGTTATCTTTTGTGTAAACATTCTTCGTTCAGCCATTATCTTCAACCTCTATATTTTCTTTGCCAATAGGTGTTTCTTCCTTGACAGGAATAAAATATTTGCATTGTTGAATATGTCTAATACATTCATTGCAAACATCACCCAAATCAACGCCAGCCATACCTTGTGAATAACCCAAAATTTTTATGTCCTTGTCAATTATTTTTTTTCCGCAAATAACACAAATTCTCATTGCTATTATCCTTTCAACGACTTAAAATCAAATCTCTCATAAAGAAAATCAAGAAATCAAGTTCAGATTCAGTAAATTCGTCATTGTCGATTTGATTGATAATGTCGCGTTGTTCTGCTGTCCACTCTTTCATATTTCCCCCGTTAAAACGGTAAATTGTCGTCTTCTTCTGCCGGGTACATAGTAACCTGCGTACCGTTTTTAGCCTTTGTCGTATAAGCAGGCTCTTGCGGATATTCGGAATTATTGTTTCCGTTCTGGTCGCCGTAAGATAAGAACTCTACTTCGTCTACGACTAAATCCCACCTTTGACGTTTGTTACCGTCTTTGTCTTCGTAGTTGTTGCTTTGGAACTTTCCCCATACCGCGAGTTTGCTACCCTTTTTAAGGTATCTACCGCAAGCGGTCGCTGTGTTTCTCCACGCAAGACAATTAAAGAAGTCTGCGCCCTTGTTGCCGTTCTTATCGACGGGTCTGCTTACCGCTATCGTAAAACGACAGTAGGCTGTTCCGTTTGACGTTTCGCTCGTTTCGGGGTCGCGCGTTAAATTACCCATTGCATAAACTTTTTGCATATTGATTACCTCGTTAATTTTTTAGTTTTAAGCCTTTCTTCGGCTTTTGGAGCGTAAGCGGCAAGCGCGGATAGTAATCTTTCGGCGTTAATTGCCCTTTCTCGCCATTTTTCCATATCTGCCTTACACTCGGCGTAAGAAGTTTCTAAAAACCGTTCCTGCGGCGATTTTATGCGTTTTGCGGTGGGTTTGAGTTTGCAGTCAAACATATCGTCAGTCCACATAAACGTTCCGCCGTCTTCGGCTATCTGATAAACGCCGTCATCTTCTCTCACTTTCGTTATGCTTACTATCCGATTGCAGTACTTCCGCATATCGTCGATAAAAGCAAGTCTTCCTATTTTTGCTTCGCTAAATTCGGGCATATCTACTATGGGTAATACCCGAACCTGATTTCCTACCTTATAACGCATTTGCTTTCACCGCCTGCATTTTTACTCTTTTATTGCTTTCAAGGGCTATCGCCTGCCTGCAACGCTCTTTGAGTTCTGCGCACATATTGCCGTTGCACTTCTTATTGCAGACAAGGCACATTTCGAGTTCGCATTGATTTCGGATTTTTCCGCGCAAATCTTTCGTCATAAGCCCTTTATGATTTCTCGGATTGTAGTTAAGAGTATTTTTTACGCCTTCGTTCCAATAATTCTTTTTCTTAATCATCAGACTTCACCTCTTTCGGTTGAACGTAACGGCTCGTGTCGGGTATGTCAAAATACTCGAAGTAATCTTGTATATGTACTCTGCCCGATATTTTCAGCCTGTCCGTGCTACGCTTAACGTCTCTCATAAGTTTGTAAGCCGACGGCAAGCCGATACCGAAAAGGCGCATAAAATCGTTTACGTCCAAATATTCTTTTGCGAATATCTGTTCCCTTTGAGCGTAGGTTCTTACTACGTTCTCGTCCTGTTTAATTGAGTCTTGCATAATTCGTATCTCCCATAAAATATTTAATTACTTATCGTTGACAAGGTAGTCAACGCTTGTGTCTAAAACTTTTGCTATCTTTTTAATAGTCTGCATCCTCGGAGTCCTTAAATCGCGCTCGTAATTGCAAACGGTCGGTTGCGCAACGCCAATTTTTTTCGCTAATTCGCATTGACTACACTTCGCCGTTCTTCGTTTTTCGCGTATCTTCTCGCCTATCGACATTCGACACCTCCTTAAATATGTTATAATAACTGTAATTTCTCTACTTTTTCGAAGAAAAATTACTAAATTTGGCTTTTCCCGTTGACAAAGTTATTCCGTTAGGCTATAATTTTAATACCACAAAAAAATCAACGTAACGTCATCTCTCTTTCAACGGGGAGAGCCTTTGCGACCGCCTTTTTTATTTGGCGACCGCGATATAACGGGTTGTTTTTATTTCGCTTCGTTATATCTTGGCTATATTATATAGGAAATATTTTCCTATGTCAAGCGTTTTAGGAATATTTTTCCTATAAATTTTTAAGAGGTGTAACTATGACTTTTTACGACAGGATTATTGATTTATGTGTAAAAAACAACATAAACAAAACAACCCTTGAAAAAACATTAGGTTTCTCTCAAAATTCCGTTAATAAATGGAAAACGTCCATACCCTCTGTTAAAAAAGTTCAACAATTGGCAGATTTTTTCAACGTCTCACCTGCTTATTTAATGGGATTTGAACCTAATAACACTTACGAAGAAAAGAAAGGAGAAGTAAAATACGAGTATTTTGCAGATTTAATTGAAAAGAAAGGGCTAACCGCTTATAGAGTTGCGAAAGACACCAACCTTACAACCGTATTATTTACCGATTGGGAAAAAGGTAAATCAAGCCCTAAATTTGATAAGTTAAATAAAATAGCAGAATACTTAAATGTTCCCGTCAGTTACTTTATTGACGGTAAAGCGGATAATGCTTACGAAGAAAAAAAAGGCGAGGCAAAATCGCTTTTAGGCGACTTAACCCCGGAAGAAATCAAAAAGGTACAAGAATATATAGTTTTCTTAAAAAGCCAACGAAAAAAGTAAAATATGGAATGGACTGAAATACTGCAAATTATCGCAAACATTGCAAGTTGTTTTGCTTTTATCTCTGTCGGCGCAGGAATAATTCATTATTTGCTTAATTTGCCCGCTAAACGCAGATTTCCTTTATCGGTTACGGTAAAAGAAAAACAATATATCAAAGGTAACAACTTCTACACGGTCGATGTAGATATAAAACTCATAAACAAAACAAACCGAAGAGATTATGTCTACGGTTGCGAAATCTTATTCGGAACGAAATCAATTCCCTTGTATCGGCTCTTAAACAATCAAAGGAATACAACTAATCTATTAGAGAACATACCGGTAGAACCTAATGCCCCGCTAATGCTGCACGGATTTTTCAGAGTAAACTACGACTTTGAAATGCCGAAAGATTATTCGGTAGTCATTAAGTTACAAAAGAAAACGTTTATATACGACTTTTCGTTAAATTAGATTTTCGGATTGATTATACACAATCCGGTAATCCCTAACGCTGTCAGTATAAGCCCTGCTATTACACCTATCTCGGCTAATAAGATCTTCAAATCACTCGGAACGTTGCCCGTAGCCATACTGTATAAAGCAAGACCCGCGCCATAACCATAGAAGATTGTACCTAAAACAACGCTTATAACCGAAAGGATTAAGAATATATCCATAAGACCTCCTTACTTACCTACTTAAAAGCGTAAAAATCACAATTGCCGATAATAGATACGGCTTGAACCGCAAGAGAAAAGATAGAGGCAACAATAACGGCAGTGTTGCCTGCGTCGATTGCCTTTCTGCTTAAATCGTCAAACTCGGATAATTCCGAGCAAGTCATTTGCTCGAATGGTCTATCCTTTAACTCTTTAAGTCGTTTGCGTTGTTGTCTCGTCATAGTCATATGTACCAACCGTAAAGCCGTCTCGACCGCTAACCGAAACGTTTTGAAAAATGTTAGAATGAGAAATGTTTTTGTTTTCGGTGATATAAATGTTAATTACGACCGCCTTATCTTTCGGCAAAGCCTTTAATATCTCGGATATTTTTTCAGCAGTCGAAAGATTGTGAACATCGATATCGGGCATATATCACTCCTTGAAATATTTCTTAATTACATTTTAGAATCGGTATACACCAAAAAGCAAGATGTTTGAGTGTCGAAAAACCGTCATAGACATATAGATAAAAAGTAAGAGGAACGCCGAAGCGTTCCCCCTACCGAAAATGGATTATGGTACTATGAGCGATTGGAAAGTATTTCCTTCATAAAGAAGATTAAAAAATCAAGTTCGACTTCGGTAAATTCGTCGTTGTCGATTTGATTGATAAGGTCTTGTTGTTCTTTGGTTGGATTGTTCATCTTTTCCTCCGTAAGGCTTGCGCCCTTTTTGTTTCAAGTGTACCACCTTATATGGAAAAGTCAAGACTCAATATTGATACTTTCACAGCCATATATCGGTACTTTTCAGCACCAATCGTGGTTTTAGGATAAATTTCGACAAAATTCGTCGAATAGAAAATAAAAAGGGGAAATCAAAAGAAATGCTAAAAGAAGATCTAAACGAATTAAAAGACAATCGGCATATGACCTTACAAGACATTGCCGATAAATCGGGAGTTCCGCTATCGACCGTAAAAAAGATTTTTAACGGTAATACGCGAGATCCCGGATATCTTTCATTGAAACCGATTTTAGACGTTTTACAAGAAGATAAAATAGAAACAAAATCAAATGACACAACTGACCTTTACGAAAGGATGATAAAACACAAAAATAAATGGATTAAATTTTTGACGATATTATCTGTTTCGCTTGTGGCAATATTTATCGCATTACTTATTTACGATTTATGCGATTTACGTGTCGGATTTATCAGAAGCCGCGCCAAAGCCTACAACACCGATTACGTCGCAGAAGTATTGAAATCTACGTTTAAGGGGAAATTATTGTGAAAAAGAAAGGCTTTATAGCGGCAATAATTCTTATAGTTGCCGTCATTGTTATTGTGGTAATCAACAAAAAATCGGGCTTATCGTGTTCTTCGAACGATAAAAAACTCGATGCTTGGGTATGTATGCAAGACATTGTTTCTGCGAAATTAAAAAATCCCGCAGGGGCTAAATACCCAAGTTATAAAAGTAGTTACGTAACGAGTTTAGGCTCAAACGATTATAAAATTGAAGCCTACGTTGACGCTACAAACGGTTTTGGGGCAACAATCAGGACATACTTCACCTGCACTTTAACTCTTACCGGCAGCGGATATACAAACGGTCGAGTAACTTTCTACGAGTAATTATGAACGAGAAGTACTACATAAGCAGCACGAAAGCAAACATACAAGAACGGCAGACGAAATTAAACGGAAAAGTCTACGACATTCGTTTCAGGGTAATACTCCCTACCGGCGAAGAAACCTACAAAAAGTTATCGGGTTACAAGTCGAAAGCCCTCGCAAAGCAGGCGCATATAGACTTCATAACGAAAAACTGCGAAATCGTTAAAAATTTACCTCTCAAAAAAGAAAAATCCATTGCCGAAGGTAAAGAGGAATTAACGGTCGAAAGCCTTATTCCTATTTATCTCACTTCAATGGTAAACCAAAACAAAGACAGCACGATTTACGACCGAGCCAACGTCTTAAACAATTTTATCTTGCCTTATTTTGGAAACACTAAAATTGCCGATTTAACACCACCTAAACTTTACGAATGGCAAGACAAATTATGGAGTACGCGCAGCCCTCGCACGGGCGAGTTTTATTCTTACAGTCGTCTTTGCAATATCCGCAATACAATGGCTGCGTTTTTGTCTTGGGTCGAATCTCGCTATCAATACCCTAACAATCTTAAAAAAGTAAAAAAGCCGAAGCAACGCGTACAAAAAACCGAAATGCAGTTCTGGACACGCGAAGAGTTCGCTAAATTTATCGACGTAGTGGACAACCCCGCCTACTATGCCATTTTTAACACACTCTATTTTACAGGACGGCGAAAAGGCGAAGTTCTTGCCCTACACAATACCGACGTACACCGCGACTATATCGTATTCGACAAAACTTATACTCGGAAAACAACCGACAACTCCCCTTACAAAATCACCACCACTAAAAACGAACGCCGGGCTAAAACAATTATTTGCGACCCTCTTAAAAAAGTTCTCGCAAATTACACCCCGCAGAAACCGTTTTATTTTAGTGGCGACCACCCTTTACACGAAAACAGCCTTGCTCACGCGTTTGACCGCTATATCGAAAAAGCAGGCGTTAAACGCATAAGAATACACGACCTACGACATTCTTTCGTTTCTATGTGTATTCACCTCGGCGCAAGCGTTTACGTCGTAGCCGACCTTATAGGCGATACCGTCGAGCAGGTTCTCAAAACTTACGGTCATTTATACGAAGAAGACAAACGCAATATTATATCCCGCATACAATGATTTTTTGGGTTCATTTTTTGGGTTCAAAACAAATAACAAATGATAACAAATAGGATAAATACAGATAAAATTCCAAAATAAATACGACATAATAATAAAAAAGAGCCTAAAAACACCGTTTTTTTAGGCTTTTGTCTTTTCCCCTTATCTCCACCACCCTTAAAAAGCACTATATTTTGTGGTTTTAACCCCTCGTTTTACCACTAAATATAGTGTTTTTGTTTTTTAGGTTCAATTTAGGTCTATTTTGGGCATAACAAAAGGCTCGCCGTTTAAGCAAGCCTTTTGTTAGTTATTTTATGGGGGTTACGAATAACAACTTAACAGAGTTAAAGAAGTTATCGGAATGGCAATAATTATTATTTGATCGTAAAGACGTTTTTCCCGTAATGAGTAACGGTCGCCTCGATATTTAATCTCGGAGTAAAAAATTTATAAAGCGGTTTCCATATCTTACTGCCTATGTACTGCTCTTTCTCACAGTCAAGACAAACCGCAACCTTACAACACTTAAATCGCTTATACCCTATATGGTATTTATTCTTATCGAAGATATGCCCGCAACACCCGGTATTTATCTTCGAGATGTACTCTTTAAGTTTTTTATCGGTCATTTCTTACCCCGCTTGGCAGGGGCAGAAAGATTTGAACTTCCGAAATCACGGAATCAAAGTCCGCTGCCTTACCGCTTGGCTATGCCCCTATATTCAAAAAATTTAGCCGCCGCGCCGATATAAACAATATGACAAACGATTGATATCGGCGCAAGCGACACTGGTTGCAGAGGAAGGACTCGAACCTTCGACTTTCAGGCTATGACCCTGACGGGCTACCGCTGCCCTACTCTGCTATGTAAAAAGAAAGGTATTATACGCGCGTTCTGCCTTTCTTTTTGTCAGGCACAATTACTCGCCTAAACGCCGACCACAAAATCGCTACGGCAACTAACTACGCCTTTTAGATGGGTTTTAGTCTCATACACCCAAAACTTAATTTAGCAAGCGGCAGGTCTCGCACCTACTATCGTTTTAGTGCCGTCGCACTTACGCCCTCTCTGTCGAAGTAACGCTTGCATTTTTGTAAAGACAGCCGGGAAGGCAACTATGGCAGTTTCCCTTGAAAATGTAAAAAATAGCGAAATGAAAATGTACAAAACAGCGAAACCGCAGAGCCTCATAAACCATCTCCCTCAGGCACAAGTTTATTCAGCCCTTGTCTTTACACCTCGCATTTTACCACACCTACCTACTAAAAGCAATACTTTGCCGTGTCAAAATATCGTCATATTATATAAGGTATCTTACACCCTTTACTCAACCCCCTTAGCCTATCCACTGCCTACTATCTCTCACCGACCTTAAACCCGTCTAAACAACACCTACCCTTACTCTATCAGCCTTTTAAGAATTTCAACGTTTTTAATACTTTCAATCCCTTTATATCCACTCTCTCTTTTATTTTACATTTTTACTAAACATTTTTACATTCTTGACCGCGTAAATGGTTTTATGAACAAGGTATCGAAAAATGCCGCTATACGAAGGGCGCGGCGACTTTTCGGGCTTTGAAGTCGGCAACCTACCCCCGCCCGGCAACGGCGCGGACGGCTCGCAACGGCTAAAAGTGTTATGATAATTTATAGTTATTATAACATATTTAAGCAAAAAGCAACACGCAAGCAAACGCAAGCCGAAAAGCCTTTACACGTTCGGCAACGGCTAACGCAACGCAAAAGCGGCGCGGGCTTGGGCTTCCGTAAGTCGCAACGGCGAACACGCCAAAGCGATGAAGTGCTTTTTCATATATAGCATTAAAAAAAACATATAAGCATATAAAAAACGAAAAATATATTAAAATGCTTTTAAGCATTAAAATATAATATCACGAAAACGCTATTAAAATAGAAAAGGCTTTTTCAATGCATTAAAAATATATAGAGTATGAAAAAGGCTTTTACGATATATAAAAGCGTTTAAGCATAATATAAAGGCTTTTAAGGTTGTAAGGGCTTTTTATATGCTTAAAAGCGTTAAAAGCATTGAAAAGGGCTTTTACAATAATAAAGGCAATTTATAATATATAAAGGCTTTTTATATATATAAGGGCTTGCGGGCGTTAAAATAACGCTTGTTATTATATCAACATTGTTGAATAATTATATATATTGCTTCGGGGCTTTGGGCTGTTTGTTTTCGGCGTTCTGGGCGGCGGTTGTGTTTTTGGTATTGCGTTTAATTGTAAGAAAGCGCGGACGGGTTGCCGGGCGGGTTGCCGGGCGTGGTTGCGGGGTTGTTCGGTGGTGTTTTGAGTAATAAAAAACGCCGACGGGCGGACGGCGTAAAAATCGGATAAACGAAGATAAAAGCATATAATTTTAATAAAAATATTACATTTGTATAATAATTTATATAATCTCTTTATTTATATGTAATTTTAATATATATTATACACTTGCACAATTTTTTGATTTGCGCGTATTTGTTTTACTTCTTTTTCTAATGATGGTATAATAAAGACAGTTAGAAAAGGACATAAAAAAGCCGCCTTCGCGAACGTTTACCAGACAGAGCGAAAACGGCACACAAACAAGAACGCCTTCGGCGATCCCGTTCGCTTGTATTATAAATAAGCGAAGCGGACTTGTCAAGCGTTTTTCGGTGGCAAGTCGCTTTTTTTAACGAAAAAATTAAAAAAGCCCGTAAGCCGTGAGCGCAAAACGCGCCACGCCGGGCGGAGGTTGAAAAAATGACAAACGAAAAGCAAGCAAACAAGGCGCAAAAAATAACACTTTTGAACGTGTTCGAGATTATCAAAAACGGCGGCGCAACGCTTAACAAGGACGGCGAAGCGGTTAGATTTTCGAAGGGCTATCAAGTAAGCCGCCGCGACTGTTACAAGATTTTAACAGGCAAGCCGAAAAAAATCGTTGAAGCGGTCAACGAGTTATTAAACAGCATAAGCGCGGCGGAGTGCGTTGGGCTTTGGTGCGATGATGGGTTTTGTTATATCGATATAAGCGAAAACATAAAAAGCAAAAAAAAGGCGTTAAAAATCGGAAGGGCGCGCCGTCAATTATCTATTTATGAATGGAAAACGGGCGCAGGTCTTGATTGCGGGAGGGCTTAAAAATGGTTATAAAAGCAAGTAAAACGTTTTGCAATGAGTTGAAGCAACAAATGAAAAAAGACGAAGAAGCGAAAAACTACGGAGTCGGGCTTGATGTCGTTTATGATTGGTTTTACGGTGAAAAAAAAGTTATAAAAATAACTTACCCGGCGGAATACTACGCCGCGCCGACTCTTTTAGACGGCGAAGACTTGTTAAAAGCATATCGCCGAAGCGATAAGACTTTCGACGGCTATTTTAATACGCTTATCGAAGACTATATCAAGATATAAGGCGCGAACAGTCGAAAAGGCAAACAGCCGGCAACGGTTGAAGCCTTCGGCGGTGGGATAGCCTCCCCGCCCCGATGATGACAGGCTAACGCGGTAAGGCGCGAGCGGTAAAAACGCCGCGCACGCGTAAAGGGTTTTTATTATGTTGTTTTCAAGATACAATCAACCGAAAAAGGCGAACAGGCGCGGCGGGCGTAAGCCGTCGCCGGCAACGATTGCAAAACGCGAAGAGGCACTTCGGGCGCAATATGAGTGCGAACAGAACGCCGAAGCGGTAGCGTTTGAAAAGTTTATGACAGCCGAACACGGCGACTTCGACGGCTTCGCGTTTGTAAATCTTTTTCACGAACACTTCGACAAGCGCAACGCCATTTACACGACGGAAAGCGACGACGAAGCGAACGCGATAACGCCCTTCGGCACTTTCCACGCGGGCGCGGATGGTGTAACGGCTTACTTTTTTAGCGAACAGCCGAAGAAAGTAGTTTATTTTAATAGAAGCGTTTACTTTATTTAATGGTGGCGATTATGACAAAAGAACAGCGAAAAGCGATAAAACGCATTTGTAACGATTTCGACTTCGAAAATATAAAGGAATTGCGGGAATATTTCCGCGATAATTACGGCGATCCCCTTGATTTTGATTTGTGGGATAAAACCGAAGAAGGACTTTATAAAGAAATTTCAAGATATTTTTTCAATAAGTAACGGAGGCTATTTTATGGAATACGCAATAAACAAAAATAATAATTTTAACAGTTTAGAGATTACCTTCGCCGGCAAGCCCGACGAACAGACGCGCAACGCATTAAAAGCGAACGGCTACCGGTGGCACGGAGTCCGCCGCCTTTGGTACGGTTACACGGACGAAGAGACCATACGCACCGCCCTTGACGGCGTAACGACGGCGAACGCGGACGAACAGACGACGAGCGCGAAAACTCCCGCAAAAGCGGCAAAAAATCGCTTGCCGAGCCTTTGGGAGCGTTGCGATATAAGCGAGATAAAACAACACGACAAAAACGCGTTGCCGCCCGTAAAAGACGTTGCCGCGCTTTTGCGTAAAGAATTAAAAACGCGCTTCCCCGAAGTAAAATTTTCGATAACTTCGACATACAACACAATAGACGCATATATAAAGGCTTCGCCGTATGGGCGCGAACACGTCTACAAGGACAGACGAACGGGCGAGCCTGACAAGTACGGATATTTTGAAGACAGCGACGAATTAAACGCCGTACAAGCCTATTGTAAAGCCCTTGCCGATTCTTGGAATTACGACGACTCCGACAGTATGACGGACTACTTCGACGTACATTTTTACGGCGGTTATTTTCAAATCCCCGGCAATTACGAACAGACCGAGCCGACGGACGAACAGCGGGCGGACATTGCGGACTTCAAGAAAAGGAAAGCCGAAAAAGAAGAAAGAGACCATGCGGAATTTTTGGCGCAATGCGAACGCGACAGAATACAACGCGAAAAGGACGAGGCGGCGGCGCGTATACAAGCGCAGAAGGACGCAATCGCCCGCGAACAGATAGAGAAGGCGGCAATCATTACGGATATACCCGAAAACGAAAGAAGGATATATTTTGACCTTGCGGAATATCGCAAAATAGCGAGCCTTGAAGAAGGCGAAAAGTGGCTTGAAGAATACGTAAAGGACGGCGAACAGTTGCCGAGAGTGGACGCTATACCGTCGCGCCGCGTGGACTTCAACGGCTATTCCGATAACGACAAAAAGATTTTTGCGAACTTTTGCCGGTTGTTTATGTTTGATTTCTCTTTCTTGAAAGGTAAAGGCGGACAGGCGACGGCAGACGAACGAGTCAACGAAGAGAATTATGATAAATTCACGAGCGAACAGCGCGAAGGCGTAAAATGGTACGCTCACGATTGCGTAGCGGTTTATAATAACGGCGTACTTCAATTTATTATCGACCCCGAAGGGTTTAGTTATGCGCGTTATATCTTGCAATTACCCGAAGGCTTCGACGAACAGGCGGACAGCGAAAACGCCGCCGAGTGGATAGCGAACCAAAAAGCCGAGACAAGCAAGCGCGAGCCGTTCTATATTCCCGCGCCCGTTAGCGAACAGATAGCGCAAGCCTATTTACAACCGGGCGAACGCGTAACCGTTTTAACAGTCAACGGATGGGTACTTATGGCGCAGGAATACCGCGGAACGCTTGAAAGCATAGAAGCAAAAGCGTGGGCGCAATATTCCGACGCGGGCAAAATAACGATAACGAGAGACGGCAAAAGAAAGCCCGACGAGTTACACTTCCACCGGGGCGAAGCGTTCGCCTTATATCGCGGAATACTTCCGCAAGTGCCGAACAGCCTAAAATATGGCGACGCTTCAAGCGGCTTGCAACTCGTAAATTTTGCGGGCGCAGGCGCAGACGGATATATTAAAAGCGTTATGAAGTATTATAAAACGCTCGGATATACGCCCGTAATAGACTTGATAGCAAAATAATAAACGAACAGCCGCCCTTCCCTGAAAGGCGGGGCGGCGAACAGATAACACGACGAACAGATAAAAAATAAAAAATAGCGGTAAGACTTGACCCGAACAGGCAAGCACGCAGAGGATAAAAAAATTATGTCTACTTGTAACTTTACTAATCAAAACGACTTCCCGCTTTTTGCGACTAAACACTTCGACGGCTATTATTACGAAGACCCGGACACGGGCGAGACTGAATACTTCGACGATAACGGCTACGACTTCGAACAGGCTCAAAAACTCGTAGACGAGTTTAACGACGGACTTAACTATTTTCAATTAAAACTCGAAAGCGGTTATTATGAGGGCGTGCAAACCTTGCTTAAAGATAAGACGGACTCCTACGGTTGCGCGTTCCTGACAAAATACTATTCCGCCGCCGATTGGAAGAAAGGACGCGCCGAAGAAAAAGCGTACTACGGCTATTACGACGATTTTGATATGTCGTACTCTGACAGAAAGAAAGCCGAACAGCGCGAACTTCGTAAAATACTTAACTTTTGCCGAACAAAATTAAAAAACTTGTACGACTTCGAAGAGTACGTTTGTACGGCGAGATTTTCTAACGGCGAGATTTTCTAACGGCGAAGCCTTTTACGGCTTGGCAAGCAACGAAAGAAACCGCATAAAAGCGGCAATCGCATAAGGGGGCAAAATATGAAAAGGAACGAACAGAGAATCAAAGCGAAAGCGGAATTAAACCTTCCGCTTTCGGAACGGGAACGCGCTCGCTACTTGCTTTTTATCGCGAACAGCGAGCAAGCGAAAAAGTTTATAGACAACGAAAAAATCACGGGAGTAAATATAAAATGAGAATCAATTGCGAGAAAATCAATAAAGAAGTAGGAATCGGCGTAGCAACCGCCGCCGGCGCGATAAAACACGCGCGAGCAAAAATCAATTATCTTTACCACGATAATAAAAACCTTAACGAAAGACAGTGGCAAGCAGTTTTAGAATTGCAGTCTATAATCACGAGCATAGAATTAAACGAACAGCCGGACGAACAGCCGACAAAAGCGGAAGATATTTTGCGGTATTGGAAGAAGTACGATTATATCTTAACCGAGTACACTTCGGCGGCAGGTAAAAAATGCTATCGAACAGTAGGATATCAAGCCTATTACGCCGCATTATGTCGAAAATTTAGGCTTAACTTTGAATTTTTAGGCAATTTCCACTGTATGGCAAAAGGCAACGGCTTCTCCCTTGAAAACGTCGAGAGCAATATAATTTTAACAATAGAAAATAAAGAAGAAGGAGAAAATAAATAATGAACACGGCAACGATTGAAAAATGTATTGACCTTTTGAACACGGGCAAAATCGACGATTTACGCGACTTATTAAACTACGAAAGAGAGACGAATATATTAGCCTCGAAAGGCATTAAAACGAGCCTTTTGAACGCTGTAAAGAAGATTGTTTGCGACAACGGCTTAAAAGAATGGCGTAAAAATCTTTACGGTATACAGCATACACCGGACGGAAAGCAATTTATATGCGACGGCTACCTTCTCGTTAAATGGAACGAAGAACAGCCCGAACTGAACGCATTACCGCAGACCCCGGCAAACGAAAGCATTGACGCAAACAATATCTTACGTACAACGGCAAGTATGTTAAAATACGAACTCACCGACAGCGATAAAATAATCGCCGAAAATATAGACAAGTACATAAAACTTTATAACGAGAAAAAAGCAAAAAAATACCCGATAAAGTATTGTAACAAGTTTTTCGACGCGCTTTATCTTAAAAAGGCTTTTAGCGTTATCGGAACAGACTTCGAGCATATTCTCACCGGCAAGAACGAAAACTCCCCGCTTCAAATCAACGAAAAGGACTATTCGGCAGTATTGTTGCCGATAAATATAAACAGTATCGCAGACGAAAGCAAAACAACAATCGAACAGAACACACAAAAGTTTGTCGAACAAATAAAGGGGGCTGCCGTATGATAACATTAGGACAACTTAAAAATGTTTTAGATATGTGTAACGACATACAAATCGTAGACCACGACGGCGACGGGAACACTATCGATATTTCTTGGAAAAATGCAAGCGATTACTTTGAAGAACATAGTAACGACATCGTTACTTTTATATCGATAGGCACAACAAAAACAAATAAGATAATAATCTTCACGGAGGAACAGCAACAATGATAATCAACGCGGTTTTAATCGGCTTATTAGCCGTAATCACGGCAGTGGTCGTTGCAGTTTTCGCAACAACCTTAAACAAGGCGAAAAAGGGCAAAAGAACTGCCCTTTGGATAAAGAAAAACGAACAAGACGGAGGCGAACAGAAATGAAAAAAGACATTTTCAAAACTTTGAAAGACTATTCCGCCGGGTATCACCGAGTATCGACACCCGAAGAAAACAAAATATACGACGCGGAAGTCGAAAGAATTAAAACACGCATACTTGCCGACGTGGAACACTCACCCGAAATAATCGCCGAAGAATTTTCTAAACTCTGGGCGACAGAATATCGCCGTTTGTTTTCGGGCGTATATTCTACATTTGCAATGACTCCCGAATATAAAGCCGTTGACAATATCTATATGGCATTGCTTGACAGTAAACCATTAAAGGGTATTACCGTAACGCAATGTAATGCAGATAAAGGAGCAGACTATGCGAGCAATGACTAAAATAAAAAACCTAAAAGATAAATGCGGCTTGTTCCGTGAGTTTTGCAAAATCAACGGCTTGAAAGACGGCAATTATTACAGCGCGGTTGATTATATCGAATATTGCGACGGCTTAACTTTGGCACAGACAATAGAAATAACGCGCAAATACGAACCCGATTTTAAGCGAAACGATTGTAATATATAATAAACCGCGCCCGTGCGGTATCGCGGGCAAAGGAATTTAATATGAGAGAAATACTTTTCAGGGGCAAGCGAGTAGACAACGGCGAATTAGTTGTTGGCAATAGTGTATTGTTTTTCAAAGATACAACTAAAATTTATGGGGAATTAACATATTGGCGTGAAATCGAAGTTATCCCCGAAACCGTCGGACAATATACAGGACTTACCGATAAGAACGGCGAGAAGATATTCGAAGGCGATATTATAGCGAAAGGTTTTGAGCGATACGAGGTAAAGTGGAACGCTGAACAAATGCGTTGGGGTATTTATTCGGACAATTATGAAGTTGCAGGTTTTACAAAGTTTTCAGAGCCTTATTTTGAAGTAATCGGCAATATTTACGACAACCCCGAACTTTTAAGGAGCGAAAAATGAAAAAGATAACTTTACAAAAACTCGAAAATAAGATAGTTGAAGATAAGACAGTCGAAAATCTTAACAGGCTTGCCCAAAATATGGAATCGTTAAACAATAACGCGACTATCGATAATGCCACGAAGATACATTGCCTTGAACAAAAACTCGGCGAATATCACGGCTTTTTTAAGGTTTTAGTTTTACTCAATCAAGACAAGGCGGTAAAACTTTCGGTCAAACACCGCGATATTTTAGCCAAAGCAACGGATTTTAACGCAAAAATTTACCATTTAGGAGAACAGCAATGAAACAACAAAAATGTAAACAAGGCAAACTTGGGTATTGCTACGATTATGGCGATTGCGAAGACTGCGAAATCAATCAAATGATTTTGAAGTACGAGAAAAGAATTAAAAAATTAAAAGCAGAAAATAGTCGGCTTAAAAATGAGAGAAACAAAAATGAATAAAGAACAATTTAACGAGATAAGCACTCAATACCTTATCGCCCTACCCTCTATGAAGAAATCGGATAAGACCGTTACGGCTTATAGTTTGGCTTTCAGGAAGTTTTCGGACTTCTTGAAAGCCGACGAACAGATAACGCCTTTAACCGTCGTAAATTGGCGTTCAAGCCTTTCTATGAGCGGGATAAAGATAAACAGCGTAAGGCAGTATATGATTTTCATACACTCATTTTTCGAGTGGTGCGTCAAAATGAAAATCGAACAGGAAAACCCCGTACACCTTGACGAGATACCCGAACAGCAACGCGTCGAGTATGACCTTTTAACGCTCGACGAAATCAAAAGCCTAATAACGAAAACTCCGACCGGGTTAAGCGGGAAAACGATAATCAGAAACCGCGCTATTATAGTTTTACTTTTGCAGGCGGGCTTGCGTAACAGCGAACTGCGTTCGTTGACCGTCGCCGACCTTGACTTCGAACAGAACAGGATCATGGTACGGCACGGCAAAGGCGATAAGCAACGACTTGTTGCAATGCCGCGAGTTGCAAAGGAAATAATCGAAGAGTATCTTTCGAGCGGTATTCGCCCCGACTGGTGTACCGACAACGATTATCTTTTCGGCACGGATTCGGACGAGAACGGCAAAAGTACCGGCGGTAAATTATGGAAGCAATTCTCGTCGCCTGCCCTGCTTATGCTCGTTCATAGATACACCGAGCATTGCTGCGGACATAGTGTAAAGACTCACGCATTACGCCACGCTTTCACGAGTTTATGCGATTTGAGCGGTATGCCGATGACCGAAATATCGCAAAACCTCGGACACTCTAACCCACTTGTAACGGCACAAGTTTATCGGCACATACTCAATAAAGACACTGCCATTCAGTCTGCCGTCTCGGCAATGGATAAATTTACGAACAGCCTACAAAGCGTATAACACTTGACTTTACGGCGAACAGCCGTTATAATTAAAAACACAAAATAAAATCTTATAAGGCTTGACGAACAGCAAGCAAAGGAAAAAACAAAATGAACTACGAACAATTAACACAAGTTGTAAAACTCGCCGACCGCGAGCAAATTAAAAACAGAATGATATTACTCGGATATAAGGATATCGAACAGGACGAAAAATTACAATCGGTCTCGTTCGTTACGATCGCTCAATCGACAATTGAAGATACCGAACAATACCTTTCAAAAGACAAACAATATTGCTTTGACGGACACCGAAGCATAAATAACGACGTTGCCTTCGGGATAGAATTTATCACGATTCAGACAATGAAATACAATAAAAAGCGAAAAATGTATATAACGAGCGACTTCGATATTTACGCAAAGGAGATCACCGCATAATGACCTATTGGAAAATGTACTTGCATAGGACTATGTACGAGTGTTGCCACATTCTCAAAATCAAAGAACCGAAAATAAAATGGCAACCGCAAGATAAATTTCCCACGGAAACTTTGGTCTCTGCCGTAACGGGAAGCAAAGACGATTTGACTATCTTATTGTCTAATCAATTTCTTTATAACGATATGACCGACGCAAATCTTGCATTTTTTATTATGATTCTTGCCCACGAATTACGGCATTGCTATCAAATCGAACATGATTTAATAAAAGACTACGACATAACATTGGCGAACAGCAACGATAAAAACGACTACAACAATCAAGAAGTTGAGTTAGATGCCTACGGCTTTGCGTTCGCTTATTTAAGAAAAGAATACCACGTTGAGCCTATTCTTCCCCTTTCGGAAGAAACAATAGAAAACATACGTAAACACAGAGATATCATTGAAAAGGAGTTGTTTTGATATGTTTCCTTACACTCCACAGCCAACGATAGACTATAAACCGTGCGAAATATGCGGAAAGATATGTTTTAATTCCGACCTTATATGGACGGCTAAATACGCAGGAATATGCAAAGACTGCTACGATAAATTAAAGGAGCAAAAGAATAATGGAAGATATAAAGATAAAATTTAACGTCGGCGATAAGGTGATAACTTACGACGGAATACAAGGCAGAATAGTCGATATTTGCCATTGCCCGATTTGTGAGGAAAGAGGTTTTTTTGAACCGATTATAGAACTTGAAAACGGCAAAAGAGTAGATATTACCGTTTATGACGCAAAGAACGGTTGCCCCGATTATTATTTAATCGGCAAACAGGTTCTCGGCAATAAAATCGAAAAGGAAGAATTACAAAATCAACTTGCCGAAATCGAAGACCGAAAGAAGTTATTAAGAAAACAACTCTGGCGACTTGATAACGTTATGGTCGAAGACTGGAAAGAAAAAAGAGAGCAAAGGAAAGACCGAGAGGAGGAAACCGCCGAACAACGTAGAGAACGAGTGTTAGACCGCATAAACGCCGCCATTGAAACGTTGCCCGACAATGGGAAAAAAGAAGCCCTTAAATCGGCAATAGAAGCCTATCTTATCGGCGATAGACCGCTATCCTAAATAAACATAAAAACGCGTTATCGCACTTTCAAAGGTGTAATAACGCGTTTATTTTATTATTTAATCCATTCTAAATCGGCAGGCTCAATCATCGTTTCAGGCGCATTTAACCATGCCACATACCATTCGCCCAACTCTTTTAATTGCTCGTCAGTTAGTTTATCGTACCACAACTTTCCGCGATTGATTATTGGAAAGCACTTCTGCTCGCGATTGTATCGTATCTCTTCTCTTTTCCCCTCGTCGCTTTGAATATGCGGTACTAATTTTAATGTGCCGACTTTGTGTCCGTTTTCGTTCACCGAAGTAATTTCGTCAACTACGGGATATAATTCACCGAAAATATCAAACTTTGGTATACTGTCGGTTAGAATAAAATCATATTCCGCGTTTTTGACAATATTTCTTTTGTAATCTTCGTTTTCCCTTACCCAATAATAGGTAAACGCTTCGCGGTCATTTATTTTGTAATTAAATACATACATTCTCGTATCACTCTCCTCAATACAATAGAAAGGCGTATAGCCCTTTTGTAAGATTATTGTAACTACTATTTTTAACGGTTATTGTGGTACTTTCACCGTTTGAAGTCGATGACATATTTGAAATCATTATTTGAAAACCATTGCTTGAATCGTCAACAGTAAAATACTTTCCAACAAACGTCGAATTGTGCAACATTGCGGCTGTTATGGTATTTATGATAAAATGTCCGTCTTTATGACCTACCATAAATGTTACGGCTCGACACCACCTCAAATCGCGGGCTATTGTATACGCCTTTGCCGTAGCATTAGTGGGTAATGAATAAGTTACAGGAAACATTTCATAAGTTTCGCTATCAAAAGTATCAAACCAAGTCGGCACAGTAGAACCGGGATATGTTGCACAATATGCTTTTGCCCTTGAATTAGCATAATATTTGATATTCCCCGAATAATCGGTAGCAAATGGACTACCTATTACCGGAGTCCATATTTTTTTTGTTGATGCACTTTTATCCGAGAAATCCTTAAAAGATACACCATTTATTACAACAGGTGTTCTCCACTGACCGTCTCCAAAAAGAATAGCGGTTTCAGGCGTTCCACTTGGGATTTCGCCCCCGCCGGTCGGTAAATTGTACACAGTATTCCCTACTTGCAATTTAGTAAGTTCATACGAACCCGCTTGGGATGGATTTGCCTCAACTTGATTTAATTCGTCATACCTTGTAACCTTGCTTTGCGTAATTCCGCTGTTGACCGCAGCAAGTTGAGTTTCATTTAACTGATCTTGCTTTGTTCCTGCCACCTCGTCCACGTATGACTTAATTACTCTGTTTTGTACGGCGTTTGTCGAAGAATCGCTCATTTCGGTATCAACTTCAATCTTTCCACCGCCGTCAGGTGATTTGAAATTCCACTTTTGCCATACAACGGCATTTCGCCACGAATTGTAAGTTGTTGCGACTAAAACATAATCTCCGCGTACAGCGTCAGAAACGGCGGTAGAATACGGTATAGTAATCGTATCGTCAAGTTTATCACCTAAAATATTTACGGTCATTTTGTCGCCGTTTACCGATATAACAAGTGCCTTGTAAACTCTAAAACAAACGTCCGTTATTTTAGCGATTCTCTCGTCTACGACCTGTTCTATCGCGCGTTTAATTGCTAAACTATCCGCCAAATTCGACATATATATTCTCCTTTATTTTACTTATTTCGACGTAACCGTAAAATTCGGTATATCGGCGACACTCGTTGCGTTTATAGTCATTGCCCCTGTTTCCCCTATTGGTAGAGAGAACGAGTTTATTAAATGTCTTTCCGTCGGATTATGCGGTTTATCCGTTCTCTGTACCGAAACAAGTTGATTTTCAACAAGGTGAAACATTTGACTGCTCGTTATGTTGACGGATTTTTGCAAAATAGTTTTACGCTTTAAGTAATATTCGGCAAGCGCGGTACATTGCTTCGTATTAAAATAATTTGCTTTCGTTTCACGGTATGTCTTTAACCCTATCGCGCTTATACTTGTATCACTGTTGGGATCGTCATTGCTTGCTCTTCCCCATATACCGCCGTCGGTGTTGCCGCCGCCCACAATTATCACGTCGTTGTATACTTCGTCGTTTTTTATCGTTTCGGATATTTGCGAAAGAGTGCTGTTGCGCTGCGTGAATTGCCACAAAACAGGCTTTTCTATGTCGTTTATATCTGTTTGCGATGGTTCTAATCTCAACGCCCCCGTTTGGTCGTAGCCGATTATACCCGCTAAAACGTCGTTAAATTGAAGCAGTAATTGAGCGAAGTTGCTTCCGCCGTTTTCTGAAATATCAAACGGGATTTCGGTCATAGAAGCCGTTCTTGTTTGAGAGCCGTCGCCATCTAAAACGGCGTAATTCTTTCCGTCGTAATAATTCGTGAATATTGGCGCGACGTTATCTATCATTGCGTTAATATCTTCGGTTAATTTATGGTCGTATATCGATGTCTTTAATAAGTTCGCGATTGCCATATATACGGCATATTCCGCAGTGCTTTGCTTTGCCGTATAGGTATCGGTCAACTTACCGAATAAAGATCCGTCAAGATTAGCCCATTTATCGACCAAAGGAAACGTTACCGTTTTTTGATTTTCGCTTAATACCGACTGCGGGTTTTTGATAAGCCCTACCATTTGCGGTAAATAAAAATCCGTTCCGTCGGGCAAAACAAGACCCATAGAAAGCCTTATCTTTTGCCCGAACCAAATGTTGTTGACGTTATATTCAAATGCGTTATCGATATCAGAAAGCGTAATGCTCGCCTTTCGCCTTGCTCCGTTCTGAAACGAAACGCTTAACGTGCCTTGTTGTACTAACGCCGATGATTGATATTTGGGGTTGTAACCGCGCCGATAACCGTTGGCATTACTCAAAAAGAACGCAACGGAATTATCGGGCTGTAAAAACTCTAATTTCGTGAGTTTTTGAAACGGGTTTAACAACGCGTCTAAATATCTTAAATAACGTTCGCTTTGATTAGCCATAAAACCACCTTAATTTTGCTTTGAATTGTTCCAATTTGCGTCTTCCGACGTTTGAATTAAAGCAACGTTTTTCATTGTGCCGATTTCTTCCCACGGAATAGAAACCGTAACTTCCTGTACGTTCGTTTTCGTGTTGATCGTCTGTGTTATCGGCGCAGAGATAGCGACCTTATAAATGTTACCTTTCGTGTCTTTAAGGAAAAAAGTATTCCGCGATAAACTCGCCACATAGAGCGAATCCATAAAGTCGGAAGTGTCAGCATAACTTACGTTTGAAACGTTTGATAACAAGGCTTGTAGCGTACCGCTACGCCCTCTTCTCGACGACGCTTGACGAAGCCTGTACCCCGTAAAGTTTGTGAGCCAATTCGGCGTGTTATTGTTGCTTACACTTCCCGCCGAAATGTTATTTCCGAATTTCCAATATCTTAAAACGTGGAAAATGTTCGGCTCGTCCGCCGTTTGACTACCCTCGATTAAATAGTAAGCCGTATCATACGGGGAAATCTCATTACTGTCTTCGTAAGTTAAATAAGAGCCGTCATACGCATTGTAAACTTTATAGAAAAATTTCTTACTCGGAACTATTCCGAAATCCTTAAACGAAGTAATCGTCGAATCGAAAACGCCCATTTTGAGATACTGTTTTTCATTTGCTTCCTTTCTGTAAAAGACCCTACTTGATTTTACGCCGTTAATATCGCCGGCGTTGTAACTATTATTTGCAAAATCAGTTAAAAATAAAACTCCGCTATCCTTTTGCGACGGATTGCCGTCCTGAAACATATTATTCGTAACTGTAAGTTTTTTTGTACTTACTGCAATTCCCGCAATTTTCCCTTCGATAGTCGCACCGGCAGAAGTTCCGTTCATTGATTTGTTTACGCGAATATGCCATATACCTAAATTCAACAATGTCGCAGTTTGAGTCGTAACCTTACCATTATCATACAATGTAATTTGTCTGCTTATTTTGTCTACTTCTATAATAATATCGTTTGAAACAATATCAAATTCAGAAGTTTGGGTTACTAAATCAAGTTTTGTCTTGATTGTGATTTTTTTATTTGTCTTACTGCAACTGATAGTTGTTGCAATATTATCATCGGTATTACTCCGTGCAAAAATAAAGGTCAAATCATCTGCAACCTCGCACCGGATATACACGAAAGTATCAGCAGGAAAATCCAATGTGCCATATTCCAAACCATTAACATATTTTTTTTGCCACAACAATGTTGCAGTTGTTAAAAGATTTCCTGACGCGTCTTGATTTTTGAAACCGAGCCAATACTTTGACGGCTGCCCTACAAATTCTGTTCCGATATTTTCTATAACGGGAATTGAAGTCGTAATTGCACTTTTGTTCCAACTAATTAAAGAATATGGAGAGCGACAATACACCGTAGGTGATTGCGTACCTACGGGTAAATTTTGACTAACAGTAAATGATCGCTCGGCAGAAACAAGTTGTCCGCTCGACGATTCCACAGTGCAAACAATCCTGTAATCACCCGCAAGCAAGCCTTCATAAAAGTATTCTAACACCATTGTCGCAATTGGGAAAGTATCGTCGATTATATCCCCGTCTGCATTGTAAAGAACCCACTGCACCCACGATATGGTATCGTTTTGCGCCTGCGAAAAAGTTCCCGTAAATTCTATTGAATCTTCGTTTAACCCATTCGTTACGCGAGTTATGGTAAGCGTTGGAGTTTCTCTCGTTATAATGGCAGACGGGGCAACTTGCGTTATTTTTTTTAAGGTAGTTCCTTCTTGCCAAACTTGCGTAATATATAAAGCATATTCTTTACCCTGTTGAAATTCCAACCCGGAACTCGCCCATTCATTATTATTTCCGCTTGTGTCGGTGGCAACAAATACCGTCGGATTACCTTTTGCGTCCGTCGGAAATACAGGCGGATCGACTTTTTTTAATTTTATGCCGAAATCGTTAGTTAGGTCGCCCGTCGGCGGGAAATGACCGACGCTCGTATATGTTCCATCGGCATTTTTAATATATGAATCAATGCAATATCCGACTAACTGCGAATTGCCGTTCAATTGCCACGACATTTGAAATTTATCGTAAGCGTCTATCGTTCCGCCGCCTACGCCCGCAAACGACGAAGGCGTTATGTTCGAAGGTTGAAATAAAGCCATATGAAATATCTCCTTTAATTTACTAAACCCATATTTTCAAATAATTGAACGATTGTTTTTGTTTGTGCGTCTTCCGCGCTTATCGGTACTCCGTTTACGACGTAAGCATTGCTGTTGGAATTGTTTACCGTACTTCCGCCGTTTGTAATAATGTCGCTACGCGATAGTATCGGGCTACGGTTTGTTGCGCCGAATAAAAGCCCAAGACTATCGGCAAAAGCCTTAAATTGAGCGTTAGAGGTCGGATTGAGTATCTTCTCGGCTAATTCAGGAGGCAACACTATTTCGTCGCGCGAAGTCGCTTTTATGCCTCCTAAACCGTGCAAGACACCACCGCTATCATAAGTCGGCGTTTCTTCTCCGTCGGTCGTTCCGTCTGCACCCTCTTCGCCCTCTGTCGAGCGAATATGTACGCGACCGCTCTTTTCTATCGCGTCGATAATTTTGTCAACAAATTCAGGCGTTTCACCTTCGCCGAAAGTTCCCTCATAGGCTTTCGCCCATTTATCGAGCGTTTCTAACAATTCTTTGTTAGTCGTGCTGTCTTTATCTAACAAATTCAGAACGTCATCCCACGCCGCGTCCTGAACGTTTTCTTTCGCCTTATCGAGATTCTTTTGTGCCTTTTCGACCGCTTCTTCGTTGCGTTGCCATTCCCAATTCCCCGTTTCGGCATTAAACACTCTTACGTTTCTTTGATTTTGCGCTTCTGTCAACGCTTTTTCGGCTTCTAAAACGGCTAATCGCTTTTCTTCGTAATCGGCGGTTTCTTTTTGGGTGTCGCGGATTTCTTTTAAGGCGTTTGCAATGTCTTTATACTTACTTGCAACTTTGGATAAATCGTTCGACCAAACATCAACATTGTTAAACCCTTTCGATTCCGAGCGTAATAAATTATCGAGTATATCTTTTACGTCCGCCTCATTAACTTCGCCGTATTTAGACAAAGTATTGACAATTCTATTAAACAAACTTTCATAATCTTCTTGCGAAGAAATATCACCTTTTGCCAATTGAGAGTAAGTCAATTCACGTATTTTTGCTTCAATATAAGCATCGTACTGTTTCTGATAGTAATCCGCTATTTCATTGACATAACCTGCACGTTTATCGTTTCCTGCATCCAAATATCTTTTAGACATTTTCCTTAAATAGGAAATTCTATCCGCAATAGGCATCTCTTTTTGGAAATTCTCTATGAATTTATTCCAAGCCAAACTATCATCTAAACTATTTGGGTCGCCACGTTCATTTTCCCACAGATCATCCCAAATCGCTTTCCACCCGTCATAATACTTGTGTTGAACCTCGTTAAACCACCCTGAACCAGTTAATCCCTCTTCGTGTTGAAATCTATATTCATATTCCTTTGCTACTTTGGAAGCCTTGTTGGCATTACTTAACATTTCTTCCGAAGTAATCTCATTTAATTTATCGTTGTATTCTTTTGTGCCTTCTGTTAATCCCTTTAAGGCTTTTGCACGATTTCCAAGACTTTCTACAATGTCTTTTTGTATTTGAGAATATGTTTTATCTTGCTCAACAGTACGATTTTGAATAGAACTGTATTGTTGGTATGCACTATAAAGGCTTGATAATTTATCCGCCGATTCTTTAATATTTTCATAATCTTCAAATGCCTTTTCTATGACGGCAGTTTTTGCTTCGCTTATGCTTTTTGCAATTTGATTACTAACACTTATTATTGTTACGATTGCGGCAAGTGCCAAACCGACAAGCCCAGCCTTCGACGCGGCAGAAGCGGATTTTACATTTTTTAATTCTGTTACAACCTCTTTTATTCTATTTTTTAATTTGTTTAACCCCTCCATTATTTTAGGGGCATATAATAAAGTCAAAGCAGAAGCAGTTGTCAGAATAATACTATGCAAACCACCTGTATACTTAACTGCGGTTAATAACCATGAAGCGATTTGAACCAAAACCTTTTTGAATCCCAAGAAACCTTGTTCATCATTAACCAATGCTCTCCACTGCTCTTTCAGTGAATTAAGTTTTGCAGTATAAGTATCTAAATACTCCTCGTTTTCTTTTTGAGAATATCCCGCAGCGTCGGCTAACGTTTCCTGTGCCTTTTTAACGCTGTCCATATTGTTTAAGAGAGCGATAAAATAGTTTTTACGGAACGTACTTGCCGTGTCGTAGATTTCGGTTACTTTGGCGTAATTTTCGCCGAGAGCGTCTTGTAATTCGTCGTTAAGGTTACGCCAATCGTCGTCGGTAAACAGCGTGCCGAGAATACTTTCGTTTTGCCCGTTAGTGTTTTTGATTTCTTCCGACAAACCCTGCCAAATATCAAGCACCGTGCCTTTGCCGTGGCGGAAATCGTTGACGATATTCGCCATATTTTCGCTTAATTTTGCGAAAGTATCGAGCGCGGAACTCTTCGTAGAAAATTGTATAAGCGAGTTGACGGCAGTACCGAGGTTTTCACCGCTTCTGCCCGTCGCTTCCGACAGTGCGGTAATTATGCTTACGGTTTCGTCAAGATTAAGATTTGCGTTTTTCGCCGAAGAACCCGTTCTTTGCAACGCCGTTAAAAGTTTATCGGTCGTAACCGCAGCATTATCCGCCGTTATATTGAGTTTATCGACGATAAGCATTAAATCGTCAGCAGACAATCCGAACTGTTGCATTATGGCGATCAAGCCGTCGGAAGCCTGCGTTGCGTCGAGTTCGGCTACATTAAGAGCGACAACCGCCGCTTCCGTCGCTTTTAAGGTTTCGACAGTATTCATACCCGAACGCGCGAAATTAAGGGCTATCTGACTTACGTTTTCAAATGTCTGCCCGTATTCCTGCGCCATTTTATACAATTTATCCGAAAGGTCTTTATCACCTATCGAGCCGCTCGGCAAAACGCGTTGCAACTCGATAATCCTATCTTCCGTTTCAACCAAAGTTGTATTGATAGAAGCAAACGCGCTTCTAATAAGATTCAGCGGTTTCATTACCAAAGTAGCGACTACTTGCCAGCGCAAGAAACCCTGCATCATCGAAAGCATACTCTGTTGATTATCTTTGTTTGCTTGGGTGTTTTCTTTTATTGCTTTCGTGTTTTTTTGCTCGGTTTTAGTATAGTCTTCTACCGCTTTGGTCGCTTTTATTTTAGAGGTAAATTCTTTATTTTCCGCATCTGCCTGCTTTGCCATTGCCGTTGCGGTTTTTGCCTTTTCTTGCGCTAATTTCTGTTCCGCAATGGCATTTTTGTTGTTGACCTGTAAAGTCTTTTGCGCGACTTTCGCAAGCGAATTATAATACTTCGTTAAAGAGTTTATCTGCGTCGTAAGGTCTTTGTTTACCTTTACGCCGCTTAAAGAATCGGCAACCGACTTTATAGAAGTTTCGAGTTGCTTTAACTGTTGCGTAGCAAGTGTATTTTTTAATTCTACGTCAAGTATTATCTTTGCCATAAGTCGCTCCTATTTATATAACTACCGAGGATTTCTCGGTTGTTGTCAAATATTAAAATGTGTTTGTTCGTTTTCGCTTTTTAAGAGGGAATCTTTCAAGTCCACACTTTCGTTGTTGTCCGCCTTTACTTCTATTCCTTCTGTGCCGAATTGTTTCATTCCATTTATAAAATTCTCGATTACTTCCCTTTCTTGGTCGTGAACGAAATTATTCCAAAACGGGCGCGGTGGCGGTTCTCCCCATAAGTTGCCTGTCTGTATACTTTCAATTAAGTCGTTTCCGTTTCGGACATAATAAAATCCGTCGATATGTTCACCCGTAGGATAATAATTAAAAGTTAAATTTTTCCCTCTAACCATATTCCCTACCGGGGTCATATTTTTCTCACTGCCGAGCGGAGTTCCTAAACTCGGATTATCCGTTCTTCTTTGATAACTACTCGGAATATAGGCTTTATACCAGTCTTGCGCAATATGCTTTTGCAATGAAAACATCATTTCTGCGCCAACGTATTGTAGGGCTTTGGGAATTGTATTTTCTATAATCTTTTCTTGCTTCTTTATGTCATTTTCAAGCCCGACTATCCTGACATTAACTTTCAGAAAATCGTTCATTTTACACCTATAAAAACAAAACGCCGTATCTACGCCCGTATTTCAGGGCGTAGACAGCGTTTTTAGTTAAAAATTTACGCCGTAACCGTAACGGTACAAGTCGCTTTGACGGCGGGGGTAACGTCGGGAACGGTTATCGTAACCGTCGTATTACCTGCCGCAACGCCTTCGACAACGCCGTTATTATCGACTTTTGCCGTTCCTGCCGCAGCAGAAGCATAGGTCAAAGACGAATAAACGGGCTGTGCAACCGTTCCGTCTTTAAGCAAATACTTGACGGGGATTTGGACTTTTGCGCCGACTTTTGCGCTTACACCGCCACCGACGACGAATAAGCCTTCTACTTGGTCGGTTACTTTGCCGCACGGAACGTATACGTAGTAAGCATACGGAGCGGACGAGTTCGCGCAGTCGCGGAAATCCGTCGCGTCGGGTATGTTGTCTACGTTTGCCAACGCCTGCCAGTCGTAAGCGGTCGTCGCGTTTGCCGTCTGCGAAGCGGAAATACCTGCGTCGCCCGTGAATTGAGCGTACTTTACAACGAGATACAAGTAACCCGCAAGCGAGCCGTTAGTAACCGCTTCGCCCTGTTTCGCGTAAACGTTGTATTTGTAGGTAAGACCCGCAACCTGCGGCGTGAAGTTCGACGGAAGGTCGAGAACCTTTGCCGAAGCAACCGACGTAAAGTAAAATATGTCGTAAGACGCGCCCGTATAGTTACCCTGCACTACACCCGTAGTGAGGTCTATGCCGACGTTTTCACCCGTATAATCGGTCGCTCCCGCAGGTCTTACGTAACACAAACCGTAAGTGTCGTCGGAATCTTGGGTATACGCTCTTGCCGGCGGATAATCCGCAAGGTGGGGAATGGTAAGTTTGCCGCTGACGGGCGCAACACCCGATTCTACGACTTCGACAACACCGTTATTCTTAACCGTACCGCCGCTTATCATTGCCCTTTGTCTTAACGAAAACGCTTGCGAAGTAAGAGTACCCGAAAGACGCGTCGTATCGGGAATAGTTATAAGCAACGGGTTGCCGACCGCACCGGTTATCTCGCCGAGATTGACGGACGACGTAACCGAACCTTCGCTCGCAACGGTGTCATAACCGATAATATTGCCTTTCGCGTCGGTGATTTTTACTTCCGCAATACCTTTTACGAAAAGGTTGGGATCACCAAAATGAAATGCGTTCATATAAAATCTCCTGTTAATTTATTTTTGTTTTACGCCGCCTAACTGCTTACCTAAATCGCTTGCCGACATAGTACCCATCGTTTCGTCGATACTGTCGTAAGCCCACGACGGAAACGGATTGCCTTTCTTAAACGTAACCATTCCCGATAATTCGGCTTGTCCGTAAAGAGTGTATTTCTTATCACGGTCTATCGCCTTAAATCGGTTCTCAAACTCACGAATAGTCCAGTCGTCGATTTCTCTTTCGCTCACCTTTGAAAAGTAGGCTACGGACGAAATAAGACTGCCTAAATCGGTTTTGAGTTTGACCTGATTACCCGATTGCATTTCTTGTAATTGCTTTTGGGCTAAAACAAGTTCTTCGTTTTCGCTGTCGTCGGGCAGTTCAAGCCCGTTCTGGTCTGCAATAAGCGGTCGTATATATGCGGAAAAATCTTGGGGCGTAATTTCCGCGACATTATCGCCTTGCGTCATTTTGAATCGGACTATTTCAAGGTCTTTGCCGACCTGCCTGATAACGATATTTTCGCCTTTCATGTACTCTTTAATGTCGAAATTATCTATCCGCAAAGATAAAGACATTAAGAGCAACAATCGGCTGAATAAACCGCTACCCGCTCCGTTCTTAACCGTTTCGTCAATTTCAAGCGAGAAAACGGCATTGAGATAATCTTTCATTTGGTACTTAACAGGGAGTGTACCTAATCGGATTATCAATGCGTCTTTACACGCTAAAAATTGCTCATAGAATGACATTTTGACGGGATAGAATGTCAAATTAAGCATTTCAATGGGTCTTCCTTGCCTAATTCTCTGTTGCCTTTCCCATTGTGATAATTGGCTCATTTCTTATCTCCTGCCTTTTATCGGTGTATATCAATCGGGCTTTTGCTCCGAGTGGTATCTGTAACAACTTTGCGCTTCTTCCGTGTTTTCGACGCGTTTAGTGCAATTACAATGCCTTTGATAAGCGCACATTGCGTTTACGCTGTCTTTAACGTTGGAATAACTTTCGCCGTCTTTCATTAAAAGTTTGCAAAGTAAAAATTCTAACTGCGGTTTTCTTACCGCGTTCGGACATTCGTATCTATTTGCCATAGTCTTAATACCCGTTTAACGCGATTTCGGTAGTTGCCGAATACTCGCCGTAACTGACCGTAACGACAAGCGGCTCTACGCTTGCTTTAAGACACTGAATTTGCGCCGACATCTGTTTCGGGGCTATCGTCGCCACATAGCAGTTACCGTTCGCCCCGCCGAAAGACCACGACAAGGGTTTATTCGTCTTTGCGCCCTCTTCATAATATCTCGCTTTTACGACGGCTTCGTCGTACTGCGTAATCTCTGTCGGCAGAACGCCTAAAAACGCCACGTAAGGCTCGTTTACGTCGCCAGCCACCGCAATTTCAAGCGTTGCCGTAATTGCCGTATTTTCGGCAAGCGTTGCCGTGATAATCGCATTTCCGTTCTTGTTTGCCGTAATCTCGCCGTTTGCGTTTACCGAAACCACGCCGTTATCACTCGAAGAATATATCCAAGTAAGCGGTTTATCCTCGGTCGGCAAAATTTCAACGTCGTTAAGCGAGAAATGCGCCGTAAGTTGAGCGGTTTGTCCGACTTTGATTTTATCCGCGCCGTCAAGCGTCGCCGAATAAATCGAGTTTTTACCGTTCGCAATAAAAGTCTTTTCCAAGTCGTCGTATTCGTTAATATTTTCTTCTTTGCGAATGGTAAAATTAAGTAAATGGCAACTGTCGCGATCGCCCGAAAATTCCTGAATAAAGTCCGTAACCCCGGTAACGTAAAACGACTGACTGCCGAGAATTAAGCGGTAATTTTGCTTAATTTGTTTCGTGTTATCGTTAAGTTGGCAAGTTACGTTGAAATATCCGTCGGGTAATACGAGATTGTTCGGCGTTTCGTTCGAGTTGTTCATCATCGCGTAACGCTCAACGACAATAGGCTCGGTTATGACGTTGCCGTAATAGTCGAATGAATTGTAAGACGAATTACAACGCGCAACGACCGCCGTTGGCTTTACGCTCGATACATTCGACGGGTTTATGGAAAGCCACACGCTACCCGCAGTCTTTATCTTTGCGCCGATAGGAAAATACTCGATATGCTTTTCGGGGAATAACACTAACTTAAAATCGTCGGTTTTACTGCCCGTAAACGACTTGCTGTCGTTAGACGATAAGTCTGACAATCGTATATTTGTGTTTATCCATTTATAGAAATCGTCTACCGATAATCCCTGCACGTCGGCATTAAAATAATCGCTTGCGAGATATGCGCGGTTTGAATCGAACTTTCTTGCCCGCTCTGCCATATATTGCGTTTTACGGTCGGCGTATTGTTTCGGTGTATTTTTCAACACTGTTGATATTTTATCGCTTGCCGCAATCGCATTTTTTATGTATTTTTGGCTTTGATTAGACATTTTCGCTCGCCCTTACTTATCCCATATTTCTATTCTGCGCCGTAAGATTTTTGCATATCTTTTCATATGAAAAGCCTGCCGTCTTAACAATCTGCGCATGGCGGGTTTTAATTCGCGGAAACCTACCGTTTTAATAAAAGACGTGAGATTTCCGAGTTTTTCTTCAAGTGCCTTTAACTCCGTTTCCGCTCTGCTTTTCGCCGTGCTTTCGCTCATTTGTCGTACCTCTGAATTTTAGTTTTTTGCCGTCTATAACGAACTCGACGGCGTTGTTCTTTTTATGTTTTTTATAAGCAACGCAACAAGCCTTATTCTCTTGCGGGCAAGACTTGCAAAATTCGTACATTCCGAAATTTTCACACATAGTCGATCCTCTATTAGGCGAGTTTAACGCCGCCAATATCGGGCTTATTATTCGTGTTACCGGGCGACGGCGTTTTGGTCGTTGCGAGTTCGAGCCCGATTATCAGTTCTCTGCCGACGTTGATATCGCCGTCGTAGATAGGACGGCTTCCGCAGTCGGGATGACAACGCCTGTCAAACATAAACGTGCCTATCCCGGTCATATTTACGCCGTTCAACGCTTCGATTATGGCTTGCTCAATACCCATCGTTCTGCTGTACTCTTGTTCTTTCGAGTTCGCTTCGTTCGTGTAATGCGACCAAATATAAAAGTGAATTGCCGTAGCCGTTTTGAAACTGTCGTTCGGCATTTCTCTTCCCTCAAATACATAAACGCGCGTTTGAGCGTCCGTCTGACTTTGTTTTACCCATATTTGTGGGAATATCCTGTAACCTTTGTCGGTCGGCGGGTTTTCCGCTCTTTCGGGATTGAAGACGACGCTCATTTTCTCTTTTATCGTCGGCAATGCTTTCGACAAAGGTCTTGCGCCGTCGTGATAAAGATACTTCCAAAATCTGCAACGAGAATAAGAGTTGTCGTCTACGGGCTGATAATCGCCTTGCGGAGCGTCAATAAGGTAATCGCATATTTTACGCGTAAGGTCGGTTATTTGCGACATATCGTTGTAACTTTCCTGCGTGTTTATGTATGGAAACCATTGACTGTATTTAGGCATTTTCTTTCTCCGTTGCACCGCTGTCTTCGGGTTTATCCGATTTTACATTGAGTTTCGCTACTTCTTCTTGCAGTTTTTTTGCAAGTTCCGTAACTCTTTCGGGCGTGGAATATACCGACAACGCCGAAAGCAACCGATATATCGGGTTATTGTAGTGAGATTTGAGATTTTCGATTTCTATGTACACCATTCTTTGGAGTTCTTTGAAATCTGTGAGAATATCAAAGGCTTTTTCCTTGAATAATGGATTGACCTTATATCTCTCGATTTGATTTATCATTGCGCCTCCTGCATAGAAATCATACTGCTCGTAAGAATCTTTCTTTTCGTCCATTTCAATGTCGAAATAAAAGCCGAGCAATGTGTTTTGCAAGAGTATTGCTTTAAGCGGCGCATTTTCGCCTTGAACCGCAGGCAACGCAAGGATCTCGTTTATATCGTGGTCTTCCTTTTCGGCGACTACGGAAATAAGACAATGCCTCGCTATCTGATAGGAAATGACTTGTTTATCTGCAAGCGGCATATAGGTTTTTGCCTTTTGCATAAGTTCGTCGGTTATTCTGAAATATTCGTTCATAATCTTTCACCTTAAAACTGCAACCGTTTAACGGCGGGTATCGTCGCTTTGTAGTAGAGATTTTGCTCGTATTGCCTCATTTCTTCGGCAAGTTTACGGCGCAGTTGATTGAGCCGAGCCGTGTCCGCATCCATTTTACGGGCGCGGTTTTGTTCGTAAAAACTCTTATCTTCCACTTTTGCAACGTTGGAAAGCCAATCGGTATTGAAACGGTCTTGCCATACGACCTGAAAACACATTCCGAGAATATTCTTCATTTCGATAGGCAAATCGTTTGCAAAATACCCGTCCGTATAGAAGTCGAAATCGAATACAACGCCTTTTTCTATCGGATTATCCGCCGTGGCGTTTATCGTTACGTTACCCGTCGTTTTATCGTACTCGCACTCGGTAGCGGGTAAAGAAACAACGTTGCCCGACGCGTCGCGAGTAAGAACGTGCGCCGAAAACAACTCGAAGCCGACGTATTCGTCGCCGAGACTTACCACTTTCGACGAAATGATAGTTTCAGTAAGCGTGTATTGCGTATTGTCGTACTTTGCCTCGACGTATTTGGGGTCGTTTTTATCGCCTACCAAATAAGGCAAAACCTCGGCGGGTTTATTGAAAAGCGGTATTGCCACGTTTAGATATGCCGACATTTTTCTCGCATAAAGCGGCGGATTGTCTACCGCCAATTCTTCAAGCCGTATATCGTCAACGTATTGAGCGCAATATTTCGTTAAGACTTCTAAAATCGGTGTCATTTTATTTTCCTTTTATTTTAGTCTGCGTTATCTGCCAAAACTCTCGCCATATCTTTAAGAATCGCTTTGAACATTCCGTCCTTGTCCGTTTCTTTCGATATGTTGTTGAGGCGTTGAATAAGCGGTTGATTTACCCTGTTGTCGTGCGCCATATACGCGTCGATATAAAGCGTTGCGATTATCGCTTTGTGTTCGGGGCAAGCCAATTTGAAAATCTTACAAATGGTATCTTCGGGCAAAGATAAAAGTTTGTAATAAATATCGGGCGAAAGAAGTTCGCCGTCTTCGTATTTAAGCCCGTAACGCTCTCTTTCGTCGTCCGTAAGCCCGGACAAGACTATAAGTCTTCTGTCTTTCAAACGGTCGAGAACGCCCGGCGTAAGGTTTTGCAAAAATTCCTTTTTAGGAATATCTCTCGTACCGCCTCTACCCTGAATGTCGCCTAACCTGTCATTAAGGTGTACGGTCGAACCTTCGGCTACAACGCCCATATACAAAAGCGTAACGTATTCGTCCGCTTTGTCCTTGACGTATACCGTCTGCGACTGCACGTTTTGCATTGCCGCTTTCACCGCTTCGGCGACGGCTTTATTCACAATATCGTGAAGTTCCGCTTCCGTGTAGGTTTTGCGAGATTCACCCGCAGGTTTCGTGTTGTTTGTTTTTTTAATTTCCTCTGCCATTTTTCTTCTCCTTCGGAAAATTTTATTTCGGGGATTGCGGGAGTTGCACGCCGCATTTTTCTCTTATCCCCGTATAACGACGGCAACAGCAATATTGCCGTCGTGTTGCGTATATATCGGTTTAAGCCGACGATTCCGTTAAATCTTAATCTTGATTATTCTGGAACTGAACGCGGGTTTAATGTCGAATACCAACGTTTCCGAAATGTCGATAGTCATATCGGCGGTTTCTTCGGGGGTAAACGTAATGGTTATGGGTGAACCCTCGGCAATTGCACCTACCATAGGCGCGTAACCGATTTTAGCCATAACGTAGATATTCTTATTCGTCGCGTCGTCAAGACCGAGAAATTTCGGATTGTAGTTCTGCGTACCGGGAACAACTGCAAGACCCGCTTCGATAAGGTCTACGCCTGCGACGTTGGCAAGGAAACCGTTTCTTACGAACTCCGTACCGATTTCGCCCTGAATACCCGCCACCGCGCCGTCAGTGCCGACCGTAGGAAGTATTTTGGAAAGTCCGGCAAGAGAGCCGAGTGCCATAAGTTGAGCGCGGGAAACGCCGTTAAGTGCTTGCGACTGCATTAACGCCTGATTCCAGTTATCAAGCGAGAAACCGTCGATTACGCTACCCGAAGGCATATATTTCGTGTCTGCGATTGCCTTGTTAAATTCACCGAGCGTCATAGCGTACATTTTGCTTGCCGCGCCGCGTGCAAACGCCGCATAGTAACGACCCGCTTCGCCGTCGATAACGTCCTGATACCACTTGATTTTGGTCTTCGCGGTATAGGGCTTCGGCGTAACGGCGACTTGGCTCTTGTAAAGGTACTGATACGGTTTACTCGAAACAGAACCCCAAGAATCGTCGTCGAATACGAAGAAGTCGTTAGACAAAACGTCTACGAGTTTAGTTTCGCCGATTCTGCCTCTTTCCCAAGTAACGAGTTTGTCCATTACTCCGTCCATAACGGCGGGAAGCAACGGCGTGATAACTTCTTGCGAAATCGACTGCAACGCGTTAAGGAAAATCGGGTTTTTGTAAAGTCCGAGGTCGTTTTCGACTTCTTGCATAGTCGAGTACGGGGCTTTACCGATTACCGTGTTAGCCTGCGCCGCGCAGAAAAGCACCGTGTTTACCCAAGTGTTACGCGAAAAAGACGCGTAATCTTCTACTTTGGTAGCGTAGGAATTGCTTCTGCTCTTGTTCGCAATTCTGCCGAAATATTCGACGGTTGCAAGTCTGCCCGCGCTGATAAGTTCGTCGCGGCTGATTTCTCTCGACTTTCCTTCGGCAGAGCAAACTTTGATTTTTTGATTGTTGTTGGATTTGTAAGAGAATATATCTCTCGACAAAGCGTTTAAGGATTTTGCGTTCATTCTTTTGTCCTCCTATTAACCTGCGGCTTTTACGCTGCGGAGACATCTGACGGTAATCTTCTGACCGCCGTCATATGCGCCTTCGATAAAGCGTTTGCCAAAATCTTCGATCGCAAAGTAAACACTGCCGTCGGTAGGCGCAGCCGCTACCGCAACAAGCAAGCCGTTAGCAATCGTAGCGAATTTGAGCGAATCGGACGGGGCGGTAGAGAAGTTGCCTGCGCCGAAATTGTACTGCTCGCCGACCATAAGTTCGGTGAAGTCGCCTCTTTCGTCTGCCGGAAGAGCAAGACCGAGCGTTTTGCCGGGAAGGTTGATTACCATTCCGTCGCTGTCTACGGCTTTGTTCACGTCGTAAGTGTTGCAAGCGTAAATGCCCGTTCTGTCGCCGGGAAGACCCGCAACCGCGCCACTCGCCGCCGCGATCATGTAATAACTGTTTGCGTTTTTAAGACCCGCGCTTTCATATCCCAAAAGCGGAAGTCTGTCTTTGGTTACGCAAAGGAAACCTGCGGCGCAGTCGTCGGGCGTAAAATCGCTACCGCTGAACGAGCCGAATTTACCCGTTACGTTTTGATTGTCGTTTCTCTTCGAATTGGAAACATATACTTCAAAACGAGTATTTTGAATTTTGCTCATAGTTGAGTTCTCCTTTATTTTTATTGATTAGTCATTTTGTCGATAAGGTTTTGAACGTCGTCGCCGCCGTTGTTCTTATCGGAGTTCGTTTTGGGAATTTCCCAAGCGAAAGCCTTCTGCATTTTCGCTTTGTTTTGTTCGCGAATTATGCTCATACAACGCGCGTCAACGTCGCAACGCGCCTTTTCGTCGCCAACGAACTTGCCGTCTTCTTCCATTTCGGAATACTTTGCGACTTTTTCGTCGGTCAAAAGGTCGTCGCACTCGTTATCCGCGATATCGGCGAGAGAATTTTCTCTGTTCTTCGCGAGTTGTTCGCGGACGGCGTTTTTAACCGCTTCTTTTCTACGCGCCATTTCGGCATCCTGCATAGTTTTAAGCGATTTTTCGACGGCTTCTTTGCCTTCTTTGACCGAATTGAGTTCGGCTTTAAGTTCGGCGTTTTCGGCGGTCAAATCTTCGATTACCGCGTCGAGGGCAACTTTTACTTCGTTCTCACCTTCGCCAAAAACAACAGTCGCGTTGACGGCGGTTTTAACGCCCTCGACTATTTCGCCGTTGTCTTGAACTGCGGTAGAAACAAAAGCGTCGTTTTTGTCGAGCGATAAAAGAGCGACTTTTTCGCCGTCTACGCCGACAACTCTGAACCCGTTGAACTTACCGTTTTTTAAGTCTTTGAGTTTCATAACTGTTACTTTGTTCTCCTTTTTTGTTTTTGATTGCGGATTTTTTTGTTTTTGCTCTTGCATTGACGCGACTCGTAACGTCTCTTCTCTAATCTTGTCAACGCCCAAAGCGGATAAGGCTCTGATATTCGCTCCCGTTACAGCGGGGGCTACGTCGTCGCCCAATATAGTCGTGCCGAGTATCTGGTATTTGGTAAACACTTCGGTAGAACCTTCTTTGTGCATTTCGTCAACGAGGGTTTCTATGCTGATAGACATTCCGTCAAGACCCTGTTTCTTGATTTTTGCCACCAACTCCTGCGCGTACCATTGCCAGATATACCCAATGCCTACTATCCATTTTTTACCGTCTTTTTCTTCGATTCTTATATCGCTGTCGTTATCGAAGAAACCGACTATTCTTTCGGCGGTAGAACTCATAAACGAAGCGATAACGCTTCCGTCGGGGTTGCTTACCTCTCTGAAATTGTGTCCGTCGCCGATTTTGTCGCCCACATAAGCGACGAGTATAGGCGTTTTCGCAAAAAGGTTTTTATGCTCTTCCAAACGCTCGTAACGCCAATCGTTGTTGTTCGTTATATCGTTGAGAAGCCATAATTCCGCTTTCTGCCGCCAACCGTCTTTTTCGGCAAGAATTTTAAGTTTACCGATAAAAGAATTGTAAGTTTTCCCGTTTTCGGTTATCGTTTTGAATTTGCTCATCGTCGTTTACCTGCTTGCCTTTTTTGAATATATAAAAGGGGCTACGAGCAACCGTCAGGAATAATATCCCGATAGTTCTCTCATAGCCCCGTTTGGCTGTCGTTTACGCCCCGTTTGGCGAAACCGCTATATATTCAGTTGTGTTGATTTTACTTTAAGTCGATACCGTCGATAAACTCTTGCAGAGTATCGGGCGTTTCTTCGACCGTTTCAGCCTTTTTATCGGCTTTTTTCGTTTTTTTGCTTTTTCCGTTTACCGAAGCACTTGCGATTTCTTTGATTTCGTCAGTAGTAATAGTTCCGTCTGCAACCGCTTCGTCAACCTTTTCGAGTACCGCTTTCCCTTCTTCGCAATCGTAGGGATTTTCTATCTTTACGCCTAAAAATCTCTCGAATATGCCGTAAAGAGCAATAGACTGACCGCCGAGAATAAAACCTGCGGCAACGTCAAAAGCAGTTTTCATTAAATAAGTATCGTATAAGTATTCACCCAAGCAACCAAGCGCAAACGGCAGTAAAAGTATTACCGAATTTACCGTTTTACGGGTTCTTTCTACTTTTATTTTTGCCGTAAAATGCTTTATAGGTATCTTGATTGCCTGCGTAAGAAGAAATATAATAGCCGCCATAATCCATATCATATAATAGCGATTATGCAGTACGTTTACTACAAAATCCATAACTATCCCTCCTTATTCAGCGGCGAGTTGTTTATCGATTTCGGTAATAACGGCTTTGAAACTTTCTTCTACTTTTGCCTGAATCTTTTCGTTAGCCTTATCCTTGAAAGCGGCTTTCTGCAAATCGTAACTGTTGATTATCTCGGAAACCTGCTTATCGTAGGCTGCCTTTGCGGTAGTTAAGCATTTCTGCTTTTCGGTTTCGAGCCTTGTCATTTCGGGTTCGATAACTTCGATATTCGCTTTGGCTTTCTGATTTGCGATTTCGGACTGTTTCAACGCTTCGATATTCGCTTTGGTCTTTTGAAGTTCCTGTCTGATACAATCTAACATAACCTTTTTACCTCCGCGACTTAATAAGCGAGTTGCGGTTCTGCCGCAGGCTCGTCCGTCGCTTCTGCCTGCACCTCTTCCGCAACGTCGGCTTCTTCGACTACTTCGGGTTCGGGGTATCTGATAAGTCCGAGTTTAGCCGCGCAGTCTTCGAGTTCGACGATTTCGGCGGATAATCTGTTCTTATCGGTGGAAGCGATTTCTTTGTCGAGGTTTTCAAGTTCGACCGCGAGTTGCGCCCGTCTTACGATTTTGTTTTCGTAATCGTCTACGAGTGCTTGTCTTTTCTCAATTTCAGCCACGATAACGTGGTCTTTATTGATAACGTCATAATCCATTTTCGTTTACTCTCCTTTTATAGATTTTTGATAATTATTTTTTATAAAGTCCGTTTCCACCATTGCTCTTCCTTGAAAAAAGACGTTTATCTGTGTTAATTGATAATTCCGAAGCGTTTCAAAAGGAATATAATCCCTATGCCTACGCCGAGAATTATCGCCCATTTTATCGTTTGAAGTATGGGCTTGTCGAGTTTGGATAAGTTTCTGCCGAGTTGACGGAATCTGTTTACGAAATCCGAATAAGAGAAATCTTTCGGCACTTTGTACTTTTCTCCTTTGCCGTCTACGACTTCGACCATATTTTCGGGCGCGCTGTTGTATAAATACAAGAACTTTTCGACTTGCTTTCTGCGCTTGTTAAGCATTTGAGTGTGCCGCGCGTCCTGTTCGAGAGTGTCCATTTCGTACTTGTGTTGCCGATTGAGTTGCGCCCGCAGGTGTTTGAGCCTTAATTCCCGCGTTTCCGTTTCGTAAAGGCTTTCGGCGGTTTGCACGTTTCTTTTGCGGATTTCGCTCGCTTCTTTCGCCAAGTCGGATTTTATCCGTTCTTCGCCGCACCTACGCCCTAATTCCTGCACTTCTTTCGTTTGTAACAGTTCGTTCTCTTTGTCCTTTACAACGTCCATTACGCTCGTTTGATTGCTTTCGGCGGGCTTTACGGCGACTTCGGTTTTATTCTTTTTTTCTTCGATTTCTTTTTCGGCGAGTTGCCTTAACTCGTCCATAGATTTAAGTTCTGCCATAATCCACCAATTTTTTTACTCGTCGCCATGCTTACTCTTTTATCTGCGGCGCGTTGTTCTTTACCCAATTGTCGAAAGAACTGTACGACGGCTCGTTATCCCACATAGACCATGCGTCCAACAAAAACGCTCTGTCCGCGCTGTTACGCATTTGCAGGTCTTCGACCTTTCTCGCAAGAGCGGAAAACTCTCTGTGTTCGCCGTCAACAACGAATACGAACTCTCTTAACGTTTCGTCCGTTTCGTCGATTATACCCACGCAAACCTCGAAAACCTTATCGAGGTCGTCAAATTCTTCGACGAGTTCGTTTATAGGCGGATATTCGACTATCAAGCCCTTTTCGGCTAAAATAGCCTTAAAATCGTCAACGTAATCGGGTTGCTTGTGTTCGAGCGAGTGTATGTACCCCGTAAGCGATTTTAAGCCGAACTTCGCCCAAGTTATCTCTTTTATGAAAGCGAAAAACCTTTCCGCTTCGCCGTATGCGGTCATAATTTTACGCATAAGCGGTTTAAGAAACGCAAAATCTGCGTTGTCGTAATTGTAAAAATCTCTCTTTTTCATACCTTATCTAACTCCATAAGCAAAGTCCGCTTTACTTCGTACACTTTACCGTTCATAATTTCAAGCCGATTACCGCGCCGTCTGCACTCTTCTGCAAGTCGCTCGATCGTCTTTATGTTATCGGGAATATCCGTATACGAAGGTACGCTTTTACTCGGTATATTCGTCGGGGCAAAACCCGTAGAAGCGTATCGATTAGTTTGCATTTTCTCCCGCCTCTACGTTTTCGTCGATTTCTTTCTCTTCGGGCTGAATCATTTCGGCGTAGGTGTATCTGCAAGGATATGAATCTATCGCCTCGTCGTATATTCTGCCCGTTTCAAGTTGGATAATTTGTTTATTCTCGTCGCTTTTGTGCTGTACGAGATTTTCGTGTTCTATCCCCTGTTCGTCAACGTAGGGGTAAATTTCGATTACCGCCATTTTTACTCCTTTGCCTCGCTTTGGTGCGAGGCGATTTTTTAGATTACTTGATTATATTGCAAAGCATGGGGAAACCATTATTGCGTTGCTTGCACCAATTGTGTCGTAACTGCCGTAAAAACCAACACGGCAAAAATCAAACTTACTACTCTCTACTGGCGACCGCAACCCCCAACTAACGAGAGTTCCTCCAACCATGTGCTTTTGCCTTACTGGTGAATCTTCATCGTTTATCGCACTGGCATAATAATCAAATCTATCATATTTTATGCAACCCGTTTGACTTCCTTCGCCTGATTTATGTCGCGACATAAAAATCTCGGTTTCGGCGGGTAAGAATAATTTATTCGTACTTTCACGAGGCGACGGCGAAGAATAACTGTACTCGTTAAGAGTGATTTCACTGATTGCTTTTTTCATATCGTCGGTCAACCAACCCCACACGGTTACGTCAAGAGTAGTGTTCTTCATTTGACACATTGCCCAACCGCCTGCCGTAAATGCCGTTACGTCGCCATCCGTAACTTGCGACGAGTTAATAGCGTACCCCGTTGGTAAACTCTCGACAAATTCGAGAACGCCTTTTGTCGTTCCGCTACCATCGGTAAGATTATATCTACCCGATTGCATATCGGCAATTCTGATATGATACGTATTCCCGTCGCCGAGCGTAACTTCTTTCTGGTCGCCGACAGCCCACAACGTTGCGGCAATTCCGTTTCGGAAGGCTTGTCGTATCATAACCCAACTGTTATCGCCGAATACAGGCAGTACGGGAATATTTTCGCCATCCCAATAAATCGCAGTAATATTCAGGTCTTCGTTCATTGTAAACGTATCGCCACTCGTGAAGTCCTGATTGTTTACCTGTAAGAGATAAGGTACAAATCCGCTTTCGGTAGCCGCCGTCGTTATAGTTACAACCGTACCCGTTAGAATACCGTCGCCTTCACGATAGGTTTTCGTTCCGTCGGAAATCGTAACGCCGCAAGACTGTGCATAAACGGTTTTAACTCCGTAGCCGATTTTTTCAGTGCCAATCGTGCAATAATACGTCGTATCGGCGTTTTCGACGGTCGTTGCGGATACCGTGCAAGCCTTGTCGCTGAACCAAGTCAAAGCGTAGCCTTCTGCGCCGAGAGTTGGCAACTCGCTTCCGACGGATAACACTCCCGCGCCGACGTAACCGATAATGTTACTTGCCTGCGTAGTCCAATTCGTCTCAGTTTTGTAAGCGTTTATCGAACCATACGGCACGAATATTTTACTGTTAGTAATATTATTCCATACGGTAGTAGCCGATAACGTAGGCGGCGTTGAACTTGCAAAATAGAAATCACAATTATCCGCATAAGCGAAGGCGTAACCGTCTATCGATTTTACGGTACTCGGGAAAGTAAATTGCATATATTTTATTTTGTTCGTAGAACTGCTCGTGCCGAAACAATATTGAGGTATTTTGTTTAAGTCGGATTTTGACAAGTCTACGACGAGCAAATTTTGAGACGGATTCGTTCTCGCCCCGCCAAAAGCCGAAAACGCATACTGACCCAAAGAATGAATATTAAAATCGGAAAAATCACATTCGCTGACTTTAATTAAATTTCTGAAAGCGTAATCGCCGATATTTCCGTCGATAGTTCCGCTTAAATGCGTAACGTTTGAATCACCGTCAAACGCATTATTGCCTATACTTTCGGTCGTTTCGGGAAGCGTTATACTCGCCAAATTAACGCATTGATAAAACGCGTAATTGCCTATATCCTGAACGTTGCCTAAATCCGCCGAAACCAAATTTTCAAAACCGTAAAAACGATATTGTACTATCTGCGTTTTATCGGCAGGCATAACGAAATTTGTGATAGAACCGTCTACAAGTCCGTCGAGCGCACCCGATTCCATAGAGCCGACAACTCCGCCAATATCAACGTCTTTCTTTATATTCGACGGTACTAACGTGGCGGGTTTTCTTATTACGACGGCACTCATTGTCTTTCCGCTGTCGGTATTAACGGTCTGATTACCGTTCGCCATAGCCAAATCGACAGTTTTAGTTTCTTCGGGCAACTTCCCAACTAAACTACCGACCACGCCGCCGATATTCACGCCGTTTTTGATATTCCCCGCAACCATAGTCGCAGGCTTTAATACCGTGGCTTGGGTCATTATTTTGCCGTCGTCGGGTGTTATTATCTGATTGCCGTTTGCCATATCGAGAGCAACCGTTTTTTCTTGCGTTGGCGTATCACCGCCGCCTTTTATGCCTTTTAACGCAAGTATTTTCCAGAAACCGTCGGACATATCAGTTACCCCTTGAAGTAGTAGTCATAGCGTAGACGGAAATCGCGCCGCCTACGACAGATACGAGATTGACTTTTAGTTCGGTCATACCTTCTATGTAGTACGTGTACACGCCCGTAGAAGTAACCGAACTTTTCGTATTAAACGCGCCGTCAAAACCCGTAAGATTGACAAAATCGCCGTTTCCGCGATTGCAACGACCTTGCACCTGCAAAGTAAACGCCGAAGCCGTGCCGTCAACCTGAACGAAAAGCATTTCGCCTACGGCGTTGGGTATTACCTCGCTTTCGCCCGCAACGGTTTTGCCGTCTAATACAAGTTTCATTTTATCTCTAATCATTTGAGTGTCGCTCCTTTTTCTGATTTATTGATTACCGCCGTCGCCGCTGTCTGCGGTTTTTTCGTTGCCTTCGGTTATGCCCTCGGCTTTCGGTCTTCCGCCCGTAGGCGGTAAACCGCTGTTTTCCTGTTTCGCCGTATAACTCGTTATCGGCGGGATAAGCATATCGAGAAGTCCGCTTTCTTTTATCGCGTTCATCATAGACAACTTATCTACCCAACTCTGTCTGTCAAGCGCGGCTAAAACGAAATGCGCCGATATATCGCCGTTCGCAATGGCGGTATTTGCGTTTTTACGCTCTTCTTCTTCGGTGTAGATTGTGCCGAAAAAGTGGAAATCCCATTCGTAATTAAGGTTGAGCGATTTATAAATAGTATTTATCATTCGTTCAAATTGACGATAGATACATTCGGTATATCTCGCTTCCAACTTTGCCGACAAATTCGCCTGACCCGCTTTCGGATCGCTTATCGGGATAATTGCGGCAAGTCCGCTCTTTTCGGTCGCGTATTCGTTGAAACTGCTTGCGACCTTATTCGCGTTCGCACTTTCGGGATAATCGTGCGACTTAATGTTTTGCACGGGCGCAGAGAAAAACGCCGTTCCGCTCGTATTATTTGCCGCCATAAGATTATCGAAAAAGGCTTCAAACATAAACTTGCCCGCTTCCGATAGTCTGTAATTGTCGGGTTTTGTCGCTCCGTCGTCGTTAAAATACGGTATTTCGCCCGTAAATATCTTGATAAGCGGATTTAAGAGCAAACTTATCTGCGCGTTTTCGTAATCCGCCTGTTGCGCGTAAGTTATCATTAAACCACTCAACGGGCTTGCGACGTTTACGGTCGTGTCGTCTATCTCGAAAGTCCACACCTTTTCGACGGGTAAACTTACGTAATAGAACCATCTGCCGTTTTGCTCGAAAACCTGCGGACTGCCCGCCGCGTTCGTTTTAACCTTGTCGTAGTAAAATCTTTTATCTACGCCCTTACACGAAACGCTTGCGTAGCGGACGTTTCTGCTTCTTTCCGTTTCTTTCGGCTCGGAAAACATATCGTTGAAATCGTCAAGATACGGCAAAAACAAATCGCCGTACTGTCTTACGTCCGTTCCCGGTTGCATAAAGTACATAAGGTTGAACGAAACCGTATAACCCGAAACGTTGTTTCTGCCGATTATCGTACACCAATCTATCGGCAGAGCCGTCATAAATGCGAAATTTACCTGATTATGCGTTTTATCGACCCTTACTCTCGGATAATAGAAAACTTTGCCCTGCGTTAAGGCTTCGCCCGCCACCCTATGCGCCTGAACGTCGGGAGCAAACTCTTTATTGAGTTTATCGAGTAAAATCGCTTCGCGTTTGAACTCTTTCGCTTTCGCGTCCTCGGCTTCTATGTATTTCGGCTTGAAGTAATAACGGTAAGTCGGTATGTCCTGATAGGTTTTTACTATCTTAAAGTAGGGATAAGCCGTCCATTTAAGCGTTTCGCTCGTCTGCCTTAACGGAATCTCGTTTTGGTACGGAGCGCGTAAAAATTCGGCGATATCGTCTTTGTTGTACGGCGCGGGCAAGGACTGCAAACCTTTCATTCGCAGGTTTTGCACCGTAGGCATATTCGCCCAATATCCGCCTGCCCTGCTGAACGCCGAGTAAAACCCTTGCGCCGAAATCGCGCTGCCGTAATTCTGCATTAAACTTCTGAAACGGTCTAACACGGGCGTAAAAGAAGAATTATTCGCGCCGTTCTGCGCCGAGTTTGCTTTGATTTCGCTTGCTTTCCTTTCGGCTTGCTCTCTTGCTTTTTTCTTGGCGCGACAACGGGCAACCCTTTCACGATTAAGTGCTTTTTGTTGCTCACGCTTTTCGTCGTTATTAAGTTGTGTCGTAGTCGTTTTCGCCATAGTCCTTTAATTACCTTTTTCTTTGTCTGCCTGTGCTTTTAATTCCCTTTCAAAAACCGTTAAAAAGTCGCTTAAAGCCTTGTTTATGCTTTCCGCCGAATTATTTATCGCCTCGGCGTTTACCGTTAGTTTAACGCCTAAAAGCCACTTTTTTTCTTCGGGTTTCAGCAAGTCT